TTGAAAAAGCGTCAAGATTTGAAAGCGCCGTACCCTTATAGTTTTCCGACGGGTCAAGAGTTTCAAGTACATCTGTAAGTGTCTTGCCCTTCTGCCGATACATTCCCTTTTCAATTGTAATATTTTCAAAATTTGCCATAAATTTTACCTCCAATCTAACTTCTGCCCACAATTATAACAGTAATTCAATAAGCCGTTGCCTACGAATTGCCCTCCGCAGTTCTTTAGTTTATGTTTTTTCGTCATTCTTCTTTTTTCAGCGAAATAATTTTCTGTTTTTGAACAATCAATTATTTCCTTTCTCATAATAGTTCTCCTTATTTATAGTTCTTCGAGGGATAGCTTTTCGTGCTCAAAATCCACAACTTTTTTCAAATTTTCTTTTTCAAAATAAAATATTACAGATTCTTTTATTTCTCTGATTAAGCCGTATTTCTTAGCTAATCTAAAAATAAAAACCTTTTCCAGTCTTGATAGTATTTTACCTAATTGCTCTCTAAAATCTTCAACCGACATTGTAGATTTATAAAAATTACACATTCTGCAAGCAGGATTATAATTTTCAATATCGTTTGCACCGTCATACCAATACACGCTCTGTATATGGTCAACTTGCATTTCCTTTAACGCAAGTTCACAACCACAATAAGCACAATGACCGTTGTATTTTTCGTAAACTTTTAGTCTTATAGATTTTGATATATGCTTTCTATTACTCATTCTATATTACTCCTTTATAAACTGTCTTTAAACAGTTGTAAACAACAATTTATTTAACAAAAATTTCTGACCCTTGGGTGTTACAACCGTTTGAGTTTGCAAATGAGGAATCCCGTCCTTATCTACAAACAAATTCTCTTTAATCTTGAACAATCCTAACTCCATTGCCTTTTGAGTTGGTGAGTTCTTATTATTCCCACCTCTGATAAGATAACCGTTCTTTCGTAGAATCCCAAACAATCTGTTTCTGCTAATAGATTTACCGTTTTGCTTTGCAAGTTTGGCTAAGTCACCGATAGTAATAGTTACAGCCGTATTGAGTAATGTTTCAGCAAATTCTACATTAGGCTTGTCTCGTTCAATCTTTTCAGTAAGCCGTAAATTTACTGTTGTTATTTCATCTATTTTCCTATTAGCAAGTTTTAAAGCTCTTGCCATAACTAATTCAGGCGTGTTCCATTGTTCCTCAATCTTTAGGAAATACTGTCGAAACTCTTTACCTTTAGCAGACCTCTGTAGCATACAAATTTCTTTCGCCATTGGAATGGTGAGTTGGTGGTCTACAACCTGTCTTGTCACTGCTCTGCTTCCTTCGTTTTGAACTCGCTCATTTTTGAGCGGGTTGAAATCTTTTCCTTCACTAAATCCATATTCGCACATTCTTGGGAACCAATCTTTGTAAGCTGTTTTTACGCCCAAAGCCTTATGTAACTCTCTACCTAAAACAGTAGGCTGTTCTTCATTGTAATTAATATTGATTATTTCATTCATTGTTTTATTATTCCTCACTTTCTTTTATTTTATATTGCTGCATCTCGTTTTCTGACAAGGTAACACCATCGTCAACCAACCTTGAACAGTATGGACACGCACATTGTATAGTAAAACCTGCTATTTCATAATAATAATTATATTGAGTAACTGTTTCATATTCTTGACAGTTTGCTATAAACTTACAACCACAGTTAGAGCAGTCAAACTTCCTTAACTCTAACTTGTCAGGATTCCCTTGCTTGATAATCGTCAAGCCTACATCTCCAATCTATATGTAATTAATTTATATCATCAAATTCAGCAATTACGCTGTTGTAAATACTCTGTCTTTCTCTAAGGCTCTGCTGATATTCCTTTTCTGCCAATATATCTTCATCAGCAATATTCCAGAAGTCACATTCTAAGCAGTTCTCCTTGCAAACATCGCACCATAAGCACTTTCTGTATCTGTTCGTAATTCAAAATTCCTTTCATTTTAATATTCATTTATCACAATCCTTTCTGACCTTGTTTTTCTCAAATTTATGTGAACAATTTGGCTTGTCTTATTACTAAACCCATATATTATTCTTCTCCAAACTCACCATCACTTTCTGCTATTTCTTTCTGTAATTTTTTCATTCTTCTTTTTTTTAACTTTTCTACATATCTATCAAATACATAATCCAAATATTCTTTATTCTTAGGTAATGAATACATATTCTTATAAAATTTCCCAATATGCTTATCCCATTGACTTCTTGAATATAAAATACCGTTATCTCTTAAGAGGTTTATATGATTTAAAATACCATTTTGAGTCATCCCTGTCATATTGCTAAGATTTTTATAAGACAACCAAGCAATTTGATTGTTAAAGTATTTTGTACGCTTAGACATAAGAAATGTCATTGTACAAAACAATTTCAAAACCAACACAGAACTAACTCCATTTATTTGACTGCATTGTGGCAACCAACTATTATATATAGGGGTTTTGTCCTTCTTCGATTCACCATTAAAGAATGGTCTAAACAATAACCTTATATATTCATCTGATAATTTAAACCCTCGTGTATCAATTTCTTTATTGAAAATGCGATTGTACCTACCTATGAAATCAACCTTACGCTTTTTTGAGTATCCTACAGAAGTGATATACCCATATTTCTGCATTTCGTATAATCCCTCATAAAAGTAACTTTCCATTTTCTTTAAATGAATCTCATTAAAATCAGGTAACATTTCCATCAAAGCAAGTCTGAAATTAAACTTTGAAACAAATTCCTCAAATCTGATTAAAGTTAGATTGATTAATTTGGTTTTGTTCTCATCATTTTCAATTCTCGCATAATATTTTTCTATGACTGTCAAAGGATAATCAACCTTGATTAAATTATAAATAGGTTCATAGCTCCTCAACCTTTCATCAGTTCGATTTTTTATCAAGGACTGCCTTGATAAATGAAGTTCGTATTTTGCTCCGGCTTTCACATAGTTAAAACTTTTCTGAATAATATAATACGCTAACAAAAATTTCTGATTACAGCTTTTGCTTATGGGATTAATCAATGAACTCTTATCTATAATAGTCATAATTGCATTTTCACCGTCAGGTTTCCAAAAATAAATAGTTATCAACCCCCTTTTACTTCTTTTTTTACTCCTTTTTTATTTACAGCAAACAATCATAATGAATGCTTGTTATTTTCATATGCAGATATTGTGAAAATATTTTAAAAATGAAATTTTACGATATTTTATTTGGAAAATATAATATATTATATATAGGCAAGCTCCTTGACTTTATATATTAATTTATATAAATAATTAATTAAATATATTAATATAGAATAATTATTAATCTGTAAGATTAATAATTATTCTTTCTTTGGTTCTTTCTTTATAAGTCAAATAAAAAAATAAAAAATAATCTCAAAAAAAATAAAAAAATAAAAAAATATAAAATGAGTCACCGTAAAGTAAATATTAACTTGTCAAGGAACACAAGAATATATGCAATGTAATTGTTGAGTTCGCTTTTTACAAAAGCGGAATGAAAAATATTATGGACAACCCTGAAATGGTAAATCCATAAAAGCAATCCAATCGTTGTAAAAAACGAAATAAATTACATTTTAATTATACACAACTATATATAAAAAGTCAAGAGAAATATTAAAAAAATCTGAAAAATATTTCCAAAGTGCCAAGTTTAATATTGTTAAGTGCCAAATTGGCACTTTTAGGATTAGCCGGAAAGAGGATAATAGTGTGTTATCTGAACATTAATAGAGAAATAAATGTCAGTATGAAATAAACATACATATGTAATAGAAAAATTTGACCTATAAGACGAGTTTATGAGCTAAGAATAAAATTATACTCTTGAAAGATTATAAATGCCTTACAGGTCAAATAAATACATATAAATAGTATATTCACTTATTAAATATGTTTGTCGACAATGAATCGTTATTGTATTATGCCTTTAAATGGCTTAGAATTGACCTGTATTGAATTTTATGCGTTTATGTATGAAATTTATATTAATTATCAAAAAATGCAATACAAGTCAAATAAGAGCATTTTAGGGATAGGTGGATTAGTGTAATTATAGTTTGAGTTAAGTTTTTACCGAAGTTAAAGCGAGGAATTAGTCTATGGCAAGCTACATAAGAAGTATGGCGTTAAATTAATTATTTTTTATTATTCGTCAGCAAGCTGTCTCATAATAAAAAATAATTAATTTAACTTTGGCGTACCCAAAATTCGCAAAGCTCATTTTGTTTACGCTGACAAAAAGATATTGAGACTTCTGTTTTAGGGGAGTGAGTTTATGGGTGTAAATCAGGAATATAAAAATATGTAATAAGGTAGGATATATAATAAATCATTGGTAACAAACTTGTAATGTTTATAATATTGTTTAATGGAATGTTTAATGAAATAAAAATAGCCTGCTAATTTATAGCAGACTTGAGTTAATGTGGCTATTGAATTGTAGGGGATTATTATTCTGATATTTTTGTTTTTACAATATTACTTTAGATAACTTTAGGTAAATATTACTTTAAGTAAATTTATTAAAGTAAAATATGATATTTTATACAGTCAGTAATATGGTGAATTATTTAAAACGAAAACGATAATAGGTTTTTCAGTTTACCGAAAGGTGTTTTTGGAATGTGAGTGCAAGTTTTAAGTTGGATAAGTGTGTAAATATGGGATAAATACTATATTTTTGTAAGATTTAAGGTATTGAATTTAAGGTTGTATTAATGAGTAGAAATTTGAGGTATTTGTGGTTTAGGTCATTTTGGCTATTTTTGAGGTAGCTTGAATGGATTTGGATAGGATTGTGTTAGGGTGATAAAATGGCTATTTTATGCGGTTTTTAGGTAATAGGTGAGGGAATTGAAATATGGGTGTTTTTGGGTGAGATTAGTGGTTTAGGTGGTTAAAAAAATAGGGTTGAAAACGATTTTTATGGGTTCGATTCGGTAGATGAGTTCGATGGTTTTTTTAGAACTACTACGCCCTTTGTTTCAGATTAGAAGAGTTGCTAAAATGTAAAATACCCCCCTGTGTTAGTTAGTGGTAGGTAGTAGGTAGGGCGTTGAGTTATGCGGTATATCGGGGTGTGTTTTAGTGGTATTTAACTTGTAAAAATGGCTTGAATACTGCATTTTTTAAAGTCTTATAGGAAGTAAAAGAAGTAAAAGAGGTGAGCAAAAGTCCGCAAAAGTGTAAAAAGCGGACATTTAAAAAAGTGAATAAAAGCTATGAATTGCAAGAGCTACGGCTATATATTTACTATTTTTGTAGTGTTTGCGACAAAATAGGGCGAAGATAAAATTTGACAAAAAGTCATTGAAAAGCGGGTGAAAAAGCGGTGAAAATTGTATTATTATGTTAAAATTAATATTGATACATTTTTAACGCTTTAGCATAGTAAAGCGTTAAAGTGTTAATTTGGTATCAAACAAAAGCACTCAATCTGAATATACTTTAGCACACTAAAGTGTTAAAGTATTAAAGCACTAAAGTATATCTCTCTCGGCTCTATTGATCTGTTTCAAGTTCTTGATCTGTTTCAAGTTCTTGATCTGTTTCAAGTTCTTGATCTGTTTCAAGTTCTTGTTACAACTTGCACGCTCATACATTCATATATCAATCTACCCACACGCAAAAATGCCCTTTAAATGGCTTGTATAGGTTCAAACAGTCAAGTAATATAATTACTCTAATAGACTATAAAAACGCTTGTAGGGCTATTTAAAAGGCAAACATAAGGTAGGCATCAATCTATTACACCGTCTCGCTTTAGGCAAGCGTAAAAATATTGTGTTGCTGTCTGATTATGACTATTTAAGTAGTTATCTATCTTGTCAATATCAGTTAATTTTATGCAAATAGTGCGATTTTTATATGTTTTTGCTTGATATTTTGCACTTGCACGCAGTTGTGCATCTGTACTTTTTTTAATTTTTGGTTGTATATTATTATTAATAGTCATAATTAATCATTTCTTGTATAATATATATAAAAACAATATAAATATTAGTGATATGTTTTTGTAAAATTACACTTGTAAAGTATAAATATTAGTGATATAATATAATTACAATAAAGATAGAGAAAAGGAAAGCACAAAGGATTATAAGTAATCGCTCTAAAGGATTATAAGTAATCGCTCTATCGGGTAACAATTTATAAGCAATCAACTTAACTACATATAGTTATTGTAGCGTTCTAAACGCATAATCTCGTACCTTGACAATTTAATGAACTTGCAACAGTTTGAGCCTGCGCGCATCTATACATTAGTATAGTAGTAGTGCCTCTAAAGTCCTTAGATGAAGTATATCAAAATTCGCATAAAGAAAAATAGTAATAAAAGTACTATTGAATGTATGCGAACAGCAATATATCAAGTTTTTGAGCTTTAAGCCCTCAATGAAGAAAGCTATTATTATGCCGTCAATGGGTGAAGTGCATCCTTTTTAAGCTGTTGATACTCAAGGCAAACCTTTATTTTTATTTTTGATTTTAATTATTTTAACTTTTTAGGCGATTGCACAAAAAATAGTAATAATAATTATAGCGTTTATTTTGTGTAAATTGCATAATTTAAAAAGCTGATTTTGTGCAATCTATAAAGAGTTAAAAGCTCTTAATGTGTAATTACCATTATTATACATTAAATACATAATAAAGTCAAGAAAAATTTTAAAAGGTGGTAAATATATTATGAAAACAAAAACAACTGCAAAGGCAATTAAAGAGCATTACAAAAAGTGTTATTCCGCAGGTTATTGTGAATTACAATTCTTGTTAAGTCGTATTGAACCGCTGTATTACCACGCTGGCGTGTACGGCTGGGATTATGATGTCTATATAATTGATGATGTAGCAATTTTTACAGGCTATCGTTACCCATCAAGCGGTATAAAGCACATCCCGTATAAAATAGCGGAAAAATACGACAAGTACGCAAAAAAGATTATTGACGCAAATCACAGCAATAAGTATGAGCTTGTGTCAGATGTACTTAAAAATTTAATTAATGATATGATTACAGAATTAAATTAAGTCGTTGCATCGACTATAAAAAGCCGTTAGGATGCAAGCGTTCCGCCCGATATGGGCGGAGGTCGGGAAAACCGAAAAATTAAAAACAATAAAGGAGTTAATACATATGACAACAAAGCAATTACAAGAATACGCAAACAAGGCACTTGAAAACTACAACGGTGTAGCATTTGATGTTAATACTGAGCATTACGTCCGCCCTTGGGCGGCTGAAGGCGAAAAATATACATTATATTTTGTCAATACATTTGCACAAATTGCGTCCGCAAATAACATTTACGATGCAAAAGAAATAATTGATAATTATGTAAGCCGTGAGCAAGAATTGGAAAAGGAGGCGCTAAAGTATGCTTGTTAAAGCAACAAAAGCTATGACAGACTTATTGCGCAAGAATTTAAATCTTGAATGTATAGAAATGATAAAGTTGTGTAAGTTCTCAGAGTCGGAATTTTCACGACTTGTTGATTACAACAGCTATAATCACATATGCGATTATAGCTTAACAACCGGAAAATTCAGTGTTATAAAAATTATATACAAATCTGAAAATTACGCAAACCCTGCATATTTGACAACAAAAGATTTGTTGCGATGTTTTAATCGTAGCGACAAAAGCATTGACAGCTTTATAAACGCCATTGCGGATGCCGTTGCAATCTAAGTTTTAAAAAATCGTTTGACGGATTACTTATTATATAATATAATTATTGTACAATAAGTAATCTAAAAAGGAGAAATATATAATGAAATATAAAGAAATTGAGGCAAAAACAAAAGGTATTGATTTACCCGCAACAGCAGTCAATGAAGATGGCGAAAATGTCATTATTGATTGTATAGACAATTGTTATAGAGTAACAACACTTCAAAAAAATGGGTGGTGCAAAACAGACATATACCACCCGGACGGGACAATAGAAGAATTATACGGAAAGTAGGTATGTATAAGCAGGTAAATTTATATATATAGTTGAATAAATTAAAAGGTTAAAGACTCAGAGTTCAAACAAAATGGACTTTGAGTCTTTTTTCGATTTTTAAAATTCGTTTAGCGGTTGCGAATTGAAACAAAACCGCTACCATATACCATATCAAATTAAATCAAAGTTTAATAAAAGGAGACAACAAGCTATGAAGTACAAAAATTACGAAGATTACAGAGCAAAAACTCAAAAAGAATTTAACAGCCTGCCGATTTTCTTTGCGTTCTCTGATGAGCAATTCAAAGAGGCTATGGAAGCAAGAGGACTAAAGGAAACAGATACAGACAAGATAAATAGACTTGGTGACGGCTACGGAGGTTTTTATCTCAAAAGCGATGCCGATATTATCAGAGATTACATAAACAAGCCCGATGAGTTGCCTGACCTTATGAAAGACAAGGATTTTGCTATATCTGCGTTTGAATATGAAATGAGAAATCACGAATACGCCATTAATTGGCAAGGTGCATATGATGTATGTTCTTGCTTCGGTCATTGTAGGTACGGCGAAAATAAAGGCTATACAGACTATTTAAAGGAAATCGGATACTCAGACGATGTTATACAGTGTTACAAGGAAGCAAGGAAAAGATACTATAAGTATTGTGACAAACACGACTTATTTTAATGTCGGGTGTAAACTCAAAAAATTATTTAAAAAAGGGGTTTAAAATTATGTTAGAATTTAAAACGGCTATTGTCAATGAATTAGGTGAAATCATTCAATGGTGTGAAGATTTAACAGATAATGAAATTGACGAAATACTAGTAAACCATCCTGAGTGGCGCATTGCTTGTATAGAATGTTGAAAAAACAGCTTACTAATTAATACAGAGTGACTACACCCCTCAAGGGGTGTAGGTAATGTAGCCGGAGGCGGTCACAAGCCCGCAAAATCTACATAATAAAAAATAATAAAGGTGGAATAAATCGTGAAAAGAAAAGTTATTGTATTATCAATAATAACTGCAATTACAGCAAGCGCATTGTTCGGATGTAGTAACGCAAAAGCGGTAAAATCTACGGAAAAATCGGTCAATGTTGGTTCTTTGGATTATTACAGAGAACTAACAGACGAAATCGGCACTATTGAAATAATTGACAGTTCCGACTTAAACCTTAAAAAATTGGAAAATCGAAAAGGCAAAATCATTATTGAGAAGTGTATCGGAGTTGTAGATAGCTCTAACGGTGACGGAAAAATATTAAATTGTGTTGACTCTGATTGTTATATCTCGTATAAAGATGTAGAAAATTATCAGAAAGGCGATACAATTCTAACTTATTTCGTTTATAATCCTGATACAAATTATACAGATGATATTTTGCAAAGATTTGATTATGTAATTGACAGAGAAGAAAATTAGTAGAGCAAATATAAAGCTGATGGGCGGAGGTCGGGCAATCTGATTTCCGTTAAAGCTACAAGCCATAAATCCAAAGTAATGGCTATGTTTGCGAAAAAATTAAAAAACAGAGGTGTTATATTATGTCAAGAAACAAAACAGCAGTATATATAAACAAATTCAGAGCTATTGAAGCGCCGAACGGTTATAAATTCGATATAGCAAGTTATCTTTACAACCCATCATACGATTATGATTATCCGTCTTTTGTAAAAATGACAGATGAAACAGAAACAACACAGACCTTCCGCCGTGTATATTATTTTAAACACTGGGATGGTACAGGTGAATATATAGCCGAGGAATACACAAGGGAAAAGAACGGCGGAGACTGGCAGATTGTAAAAAATCGTACTGAAACGGTACTTGAACAGTCAAATCGTTACAATGTCAAAAAACTTTTAACATTTTGTAATTGATTGACTGAACAGCCGATACAATTAATAACTTGATTGATTATGTATGTAATAAAAACGGACTTGAAATAGCAGTCGATATTATCAAACACACTGACAAATTGAGCATAGATGACTTTACATATGTATGCGATTTAATTTTGCTTAAATCTTATTCATTTATAAGTGAGGTATAAAAAAGAGGGTACAAGGTTATAAAACTACAATACATAGCCGTCAAGCCGGCTATAAACAGTCCATTAAGGCTTGAGCGTTCGCCTGCCGTTGTGGTTGGCGAGGTTGGAAACAAACACACAATTCAAATTCAATTCAAATTCAAACAGATTTAATTAATTAGGAGGAGTTATTATGACAATTAGAGAATTTTTAGAAATGGCAACAGATACAACAACGGGAAATATTGTACTTTATAACTATGAGGAACAAGAAAATTTTTACGATGGGGAGATTGATACTTTAATTGAAAATGTTGACGAACATCCGGAATCGGAATTGGCTGTAATACTTAATAGCGAGTTACAACAATGGGATGTTTGTGGTGGAAAATTAAATATAAATTTTGAATGGCTTGATATATACGACAATAATCCCGAATTATTAAAAAGGCACTTAAATGAATAAGGGGAGGAAAATTCAAAATGTTTGTTGTGAAGTATCACGCAAAAGGACATAGGACGAAATATCTGGGAGACAAAAAGGAAGTTGTAAATAAAAGATATGCTATTGCTTTTGGTGAGGGCTTACGGGAACAATTCGAGCAGGTAGAGTCCGAACATTGCACTTTGGAATATATAAAGGTATCTGATACTGCCGAAATGATGTATAAAAATAGTTATATCAAAGTCGGAAACATTAAATGGTGATAAAACTAACATTTCATTGATATTAAGGAGGAATCACTATGAAAATAGAATCTAAAAATAAAATACTTAAATTATACGGTATAATTACAAATTATACCGATATGAATAGAAATGATGATATATCAAATATTGATTGGATTAGTCTAAATGAATCCAATATGCAAATATATACTATATATAAATTTAATATAAAAGAAACTTTTATATTAAAGAAACTTATATATAAATATGTAAATAATTATCAATGTGAATTGAGTAATGATGCCATTACTTATTTGCGTGATTTTATATCCTATCTAAATAAAATAACGGATTATGAATTGGAATTAGAAACGGCGGAATTATTACAAGAGGTGTAAAATATAAAGAAGTGTAAATTATCTCATTGGCGGAGAAGCCGTGATGTCGTGGAAAATTCGGAAACAGCAGAGGATTTAATGAACGGATTAAATAAATTAAATCTATTTGAGAAATTCTCTATTGACCGTGTAACAAAAAATTATGTAAGACTTAAAAGCATTGACTATTTTGGAAATGTTCTTTGGAAATGTTCATTATTTCAAAGCATATTTTTAACAAAATGTACCATCAGAAATATATTACAGAGCAGGAGGAAATTATTATGGATGAAATTAAACAGTATGTAGAAAACGCTATTACAGACGGCAGAGAGGTTACAAAGCACTATGCTAACAGATGTGACTATATCTTTATTAAAGAGGATGACGGTTGGATTAGCATTATAGATATAACATACGGTATATATAGCACTGTCATTCAGGCAAAGGATATGAAACACGCTTTAGAATTTATCGCATTAAGAGAGCCGTTAACTGTTCCGGTAACGATTTTGTAAAATATATATAAGGATGTTTGGGAGAATATTCTTAAAGGGACATCTTGTCCCTTTAAGAATTAATACCGCTTTAAAGTGTTAAACAAAAGTATCTAAAGGGACAAATTGTCCTTTTAGTAAACACCCGATAAATACTACATAATTTGGCGATATTCATCCTTAATTGAATATAATGCCCTAAAAACACATATAAAATACATATCAATTAAAAGTTAAAAAGGAAGTCATATGGAAATGGAAAAATGCACATTAAGTAAATTTGAAAATATTGAAATTAAAAACGATACAAGAATTGTAAAAGATGACCTTGCATTTTGTGAATCTAACCAAAGATTATATCTTAAAGTTCTCAAAAATTATCAAAATATTTATGGCGACTTGCTAAAGGTACTGCAAAAAGAACAATCACAATTTGAAAAAATTGAGATGGAAAATACTTTTACTAAAAACGGATATTCTTATAAAAAATACGATTATCATTTTTTATCAATAAATAAAGAAGATTTTGCAGAAATAATATCTGGAGTTCACAAAATTTTTATCACAACTATTGTTGATTATTTTATTGAAAAATACGGCGTAGAATTAAATGTAAAATCTGTTGACGAAATACTCGGAATTGAAAAGCCAAAGCAAGTTGATGGTAATTATTGGGGCTATCGCAACCTAACCAATGAAGAAATTGATAAAATCAAAGAAAGAAACAGAGAATATGAAAAATCTCTGGATAAATACAGAGATAAAGTTATTACAGCAAAAATTGATTTTAATACTATCATTGATGATATTTTCGTCCAATTAGACGGATATTCTTTTGTTGACAAAGTTAAGAAAGAAATCATTGATTCTTGCAAGTCTGTTTGTTTTAATCAATATAGAAAATATGGTTATGCTGAATTAAAAAAGAATAAAATTTCAATCGAAACAGGTTTTGATAGTTATTTTAGCAGTATATGGAAAAAATATGAAGCAAGCACAGATAATTCAGCATTTAGGGCAATAATGAGAGCCTTATCATTCTTTGATAGCGGAGAAAATAACATTTCCATTTATGATAGCTGGTATTACTCATTCATTTATTACAATAAACAAGAAACAGATGGTATTTACGGCTTGCATTCCGCATACGGAAATAAGGTTGAATCATTCAAATTTTATAAAAACGGAAAGTGGGAAGTAAAGTTTATTTCAGAGGAAGAAGCACAGAAATTCTTCGATATGTACTGCAAATTGGAGGCTTAATAATATGAATTTATTAGATAAATTTACAGATATAAAAGTAGATAATTCAAAGAGATTACCGGCGGAAGATATGGAACATTGTAAGATTGAAGAAGAAATGTTTTTGAATGCGTACAACGCATATTCAACGGCTTATAACAGTGTCAAAAATGCTTTTGATAGGCAAAATCAATTTGATGGCGGAAAATATAGCGGCTTTATCTGGGAATATTGCGATTGTGGAATAAATGATTTAAGAAATAAACTAATATCTTTGAAGTCATCCTTTATAAGTAAAATTGTCGGATATTTTAATCGAAAATATCACTTGAATTTGTCCTGCAATAACAAATTTGATGGAACTACATATCATAAAGATTTAAGTTTAGATGTTATCACAATAGAGGAAGTTTTGGATGAATATATTTTCGGAAGATTAGAAGGATTGACATTTACAGAATGTGCAATTAAACAAGCTATGGAGAAGAACGACATCAAACGGCAAGAATGGAATAAATGGTGTGAAAAATGGAATTATTCAGTTAAAGGAAGAGCTATTAAATTCCAATACTCAATCACAGACCAAAAACCGCTTCTTTACTTCTACGATAACAACGAAACAGAAGTATGTTCGACATTAAAACATAATAAGATAGATTCTATTCAAGAATTTAAGAATGGAAGTGTATCAGTTAAGTTTTTGTCTGCTGAATTTGCATTAGAATTTGCAAAGAAATATCTTGGATATATTGAAATGACCGATGAAGAAATAGAAAAACTGAAAGCAGGAAATTAAAATGAAATATATTGTTGAAAATTTGATAATTCCACAAGATAAACGGGCAGAGATTAACAACAAAATTCTTTATTTGATTGACAACGGAATAGCGGAAGAAAACGGAATAACTGCAACTGACATAGCAAGCTCATACACCGGAAACGGTGGATTAAGTGGAGAAAAATTTTCAAACTATGAAAATTATTATGATTATTCAGAAGCCAAAAAAGAATTTGAACAAGGACAGTTTTTTACACCGTATGCCATTACCGATTTTGTAATACAATGTTTGAAGCCGGACAAATTCGATATAATTATGGATTTAACTTGTGGTCACGGAGCTTTTGCAAATTCCGTTCCCCAGGAAAGTAATTTCTTTGGTTGTGAAATTGATATGAAATCTTATAAGGTTGCAAAATATTTATACCCAAAAGCAAATATCCAGTGTTCAGATATAAGAGTATATAATCCTGAAATAAGAGCAGATGTCATTGTCGGAAATCCACCATTTAATTTGAAGTGGCAAATCGGAGATACGACTTATGTATCACAACTATACTACACAATTAAAGCATCGGAGAATATTAAACCGGGTGGTTTAATGGCTCTGGTAGTTCCATCAAGTTTTCTGGCGGATGATTTTTCCGATAGAGGAATGATAGAAGAGGTTTCAAAAGAATGGAATCTATTATGTCAGTTTGACATTCCTTCAGATACATTCAAAAATCTCGGCGTTACTAATTTTTCTACTAAAATTATGTTTTTTCAAAAGAAAAGCGAACATATTTTAGATGTAAAATTTAGCACGAAAAAAATTGTAATTGATTGTCTTAATATAGAATCTTCAAATTTCATTTATGAAAATTATATAAAGCCTGTAATCACTTTAAGAAATGAGTTGAAAAATCGGTTGTTTTTTGAAAATTTACACGATGGCAAGACTCAAGAACAAAAACAATTTGAATATAAAGTTAAAAAAATGATGTTTGATATTAAGAGAAATCCTGCTTTACAGGATAAATATGCAAAATGCAGCGAGTATCTTTACAAATACCAAACACAGAAAATGCCAGAAGGAATGAAGTATGAAGAATGGGAAAAGAAGAAAATCACGCCTAATAAGGTACTTGCTTATTTAAGAAAAGTTATCAAATCTGAACATAAAATCGAAATTGATAAGATTGAATTAGTAAAAACTGATTATGGCTTAAAGTTAAAACCATATAGCCGTAAAATGAAAATCTTATTGAATAAACAATATGGAGATTTTGGAAAATTTGTATCTATTAACGATATTGTTTCAGGTCAATGTTCATATCAATTTGAAAACAAAAAGTATGAAAAACTTATTGATAAGAAAATTAAAGATTTTCAAAGTAATGAAGTATCATTTAAGGATATGGAACAAAATTCTGATATAATGAAATTTCTTGATAATTTTTCTATCCACGATTATAACAAAAATGAAACTTATAAGTTGACGGAAAAGCAAAAAGAAGATATAAATAAACTTTTGCAAAAAAGATATGTTTTCTTGCAGTGGGAACAGGGTAGCGGAAAAACTTTTGCCGGCATAGCTCAAATGGATTATAGATTCCAACACAACAATATCAGAAATGCTTTTGTAGTCTCTACTGCTATTGCGATAAATAACAACTGGCAAGATTGCCTTGAGGCTTACCATTATGACTATATAAGAATCAATAGTTATTCGGATATTCAGAAAATTAAAAAAGGACAAATTGTTTTAATTACTCTTGATATACTCAATACTTTACAAAAACATATTAAGAAATTTGTTAAAATGCAATCTCAAAAAGTTATGCTTGTAATGGATGAAAGCGATAGCATATCAAATCAAAATAGTAAGAGAACAAAAGCAGTATTAAGTTGTTTTAGAAAAATTAAATACAAAGTATGTATGACCGGAACAAGCACACGAAACAATATTTGTGAAATTTACCCTCAACTTGAATTGCTTTACAATAATAGCGTTAATATGTTGTGTGAATGTGAAACTGTTTATGTTGTGGATAAAAATAAGGATTCTGAAACCAAAGGCGAAATTATTTCCGATTTTAATGAACAATATAATAATCCATTCCCAGCATATAAGAAAGGATATTCATTATTCAGCAAATGTTTTCTGCCAGATAAAATCACTGTATTTGGAGTTGTTAAAAAGACACAAGATATATATAATTCAGAAGCATTGAAAAGGTTGCTTGACAAAACAGTAATCACAAGGAAATTTGAAGAAGTCACAGGCAAGAAAATTTACGAAATTAAAAATGTCACTTGTAAATTCACACCGGAAGAAGAAGCACTATATTCAATAGCAATAGAGGAATTTTATAAAATGCAATATCTATTTAAGACAACAGGAAACAGCAGAAAAGATGCTATGTTGAGAATCTTAAATCAATTAACTCTTTTGCTTAAAATATGTGCTTATCCTCACACATTCAAAGAATATTCTTCAACTGAATTGTCGAGTAAATATAAAAAAGTATTTGAGATGATTGAAAAGTGGAATAATGAAAGAATTGTAATAGGTGTTCGCCACGTTGACAATGTTTATTCTTATGCCACAGCAATTAAGGAATTATATCCGAATAGACCATTGTTTGTTATTACCGGAAATAACACGACATTAAAGAAAAGAATATCAATTTGTAATGAACTGAAAAAAACAAGAAATGGTATTTTAATTTGCACACAGCAATCATTATCGTGCAGTATGAATATTGACTTTGTAAATAAGTGTATTATTCCAGAATTGCACTGGAATAATGCAAGTATGAGTCAGTTTTATTTTCGATTTATCAGATTCACTTCTACGGAATGGAAGAAAATATATTTTGTAACTTATGAAAACAGTATAGAAGGAAATCTGTTAAAAATGATTCTGTGTAAAGAAAAATTGAACCTTTTTATGAAAGATGAAAAAGTCGAAGATGATGACCTATATAACAAGTTTGGGATTAACGAAATGATGCTAAAGGCGTTAATGACAAAAGAAAAGGATGAGAAAGGCAATATTAAAATCTTATGGGGTCATCAAAAAATCACAAACGATTAACTAAAAGTAAAAAAGAGAGGTATAAATAAATGAAAGATAATAAATTTACAAAGAGAATGAATGACAAAGGGAAATTGGCTTGGCAATAAATCTTTAAAGGAACATTATGTTCCTTTAAAAAATAGGCATAAATATCTAATTGGACAACTTGTCCAATTAGAAGCATAACAAACGCAAATCTTTAACTGAACAATATGTCCAATTAGAAAATACATATCAATCAAAAAGTCAATCAGAAAGGAAGTTATATGGTAATGGAAAACACATTACAGACAATTCAGCAGAAAGAATTGTTGCTGACTGAAACAAAACAAAAGGAATTAAGAGAGCAGTATATAGACCGTGTGGATGTCTTAGAAAAGGTTAAAAGCCTTATTATGCTGCCTGATGTTGAGCTTATGACGGTTGCTCAAGTTGCGGATTTTTACGAGGTTGATGTAGATACTGTTCAAAGAGTTTATCAAAGGAGCAAAAAGGAAATAGACGAAGATGGCGTTGTTAGTTTAACGGGTAAATTCTTAATTGAACAAAATGTTCAATTAAGAAATCGCAATCAAATGAATGGTAAATGCGAGGTTGAATTTAAAGACGGCACAAAACTGATTTTACCAAACAGAGGTATTAAAGCCTTTTCAAAACGAGCCGTATTAAGAATAGGTATGTTACTCCGAGATAGCAAGGTTGCAAAGGAAGTCAGAACACAATTTTTAAATACCTTCGAGGAAGCACCTGCCGAGGCTAAAACAGTGAATATCAATGAGGAATTGGATATACAAGCGAAAATCGGTCAAGCGTTTCTGTCAGGTGATATTATGCAGATTGCAGAAGCCGTTACGGAGGGAATGGCTTATAAGAATAGGCATATTGCCAAACTTAAAAGTCAGAATGATGATTTACAACTTGTAAATGGTACATTGACAGATAAAACATTATATTGGGCAGACAGAGCTTGTCTAAATAAAGCAATCCGTACTATGGCTAATGTCAGAGATGTTCCAATAGGTCAGGTATGGAAAGAATTGTACGATGAGTTATTATACGGTTATCATATTAACCTTAAAGCAAGAGGCGGCAAGCCGTATATTGCACATATCAGAAAAGAGGAATGGGCGAATGTGGTTAAGGTATTTACCGCTATGTGCGAGAAAAGATACCTTAATACTGCCGATATTTTAAGGAAAGCAAAGATAAAAACAGAGGATAAATCAAAGAGCGGAAAGGAAGATTGATGATGAGCTATCCTATTATATTTCAAACTAAAGTTGTTAAAATTAATGATAATGAAATTATCCATTTCAATAGAACTGGTTGCAATAATGATGATGAAGGCAGAGTGGCGAATGTGTACGAAGCAAAAATCCGTACTATTGAAGATTTCAAGCGTATGGCTGAAAGATTTATTATAAATTCAAAACCTTATAAGGAAACAGGGGTATTTGACCTCAAGGTTGGTAGTAAATGGTGTTCTTTCTATGATTATGGAATGTATTTATTAAGAGCATTAAAAAGGGCTGATAATTTGGAAACATTCAAAAATAATTACGCCTTTAGAGCTACCGTTATAAAAGGTATTGAGGCTACAGATACTGATAATGCTGTTCATAAAGTGTTCTCAATCATAGAATATCCTGATATATTTGATATATACTATGAATCATTCTATAAATCAAGGTCAGATAACAGAGTTTTTGAAGGTATTGACTTCAGCAAGGCTTCTTGCCGCAAAGTAATTGATTATATTTACGATATTAAAGATTCTATTGATTTAATTAAAGAAGGATTCCCTATTGAATTTTACATTAAAAAGAATAAAAAGGAGAAATAAAAATGCCAACTAAAGCAAGAAAATCAGCAGAAGTAAAAGTTGCTGAGAAAATAATCAAACTAATGGATAAGGCAGATAAAAAGCCTGAATACGCAGGTGCATATATTAATGATAAGGGAAAGCAAGTTATAGGTTGTATGTATATGGCGGTTAGACTTAATGAGCCGTTACCGGTTGCTCAAGCAGAGCAGAAGATGACCTCTTTTGACAGAGTTTTTGATATAAACAAAGGAGAGGAGCAGACTATACTTGAAATTCCTTCGATTGCGGATTTGAAAGACTATATCAAAGCTGAAAAGGAGAAAAATCCCGGAAAGTACAAAGGCAGAAATAAAGAGCCTATATTTTATGATTTTGGTATAACGGAAAGTAATGTAATACTTCCGTTTGTTAATGCGAAATATCTGTTAATAATGATTGAGGTATTAGGGAATGACAGTCAGGTAACTTGGAGTCATCCGGCTATAAATCTAAAAAAGACCTATAATAAAGGCTATATTTTCTTTAAATCAAGTAAGGGTGACGGAATACTTTGCCCTGTTCGTAGGGCTGATATGTAAGTGAGGAGAAGTTATGAACAATACATATAGAGTGAACTACCCATCACCTAAAGGTAATGGGTTTTCTGGCTGAATATTTATAAACTTGCAGAATTTCAGCATTTTTGCAAGTTGGATTGGGGATTGAAATATGAGATATAAATTACTTAGAACAATAAATAACGAACCTGAAACATTCGGTATGTACGATACATTTTCTCAAGCGTACGGAGAAATGGAAAGAGATTATTATAATTACATGTCCGAATGTGAAATCATACATTACAATGAAGTTTGTGCCAATGAGGCTGTTGTGGTTGATAACGAAGATGAGTGCCATTGGCTGATTGTAGAGGAAAGAGAGGAGCATAATGTCTGAATATATTATTGAACATTTTACTGCGAATGTAAATTACAGAGAGCAGTGTATGAGAGATTGGTATTTAATGTCAATCTCTGAAAGAGCTGTATATGATGATAACTTTAATGTGTACATGGCTGAAAGGTTATTAAAGTGAGTGATTTGTTTGCTGTCTGTGGGTGTAGTCAACAAGCTGAAAATATTGTGGTATACGGTTTATTTGATAATTACTCGCAGGCAGTAAAACAAATAAACATACTATTGCCTCTGATTAGAGATGGGCAGATAGCAGATAAACAAAAAGATACCATAGAATATATAAATTTGCTACAAAATTCAAAAATAATTGGTAGTTTTTGGTAATGTAATTGCAATTATTTTTAAACTGTGATACGATTAATAAAAAGAGAAAGTTTTGGAATATAAAGAAGATAACGATATAAGGAGCATAACAATTATGAAAAAAATCAAACAAATTAATAATCTTGTTATTAAGCAGGATACAGCACGACAAATTTCGTACTTTGGTAACATAATGGATAATCCTAATTATTTAAAATATTCTGTGTTTAGTCTTGATGGGAAGTGCTTAGAGGATAGACTTACTATTGAACAGGCAGAAAATTTTTGTAATACAAATAAAAATTCTATGTAAGATAGGTCTGCCGTAATTCCATTCCATTGATTTTAGATAATGGGCAGTTTACATTCAAAAAATACCTTAACAACAGTAAACAACTAATAATAGAAAAGAGGCATCATCTCGACCTTCCACAATCCTGATGATACCTCATAACACAAACACAAGCCACTTCGTTCGGAGAGGGTTGGCATTAGCCTGCCCTGTTTGGTAGTGTTCAATACATATAATAGCAAAAATTGACAGATTTGTCAATGATATTTTAGCTGAAAGGATTTGAGAAAAATGATTAGTTTTTTATGCGCAGCTTGGTTGCTTTACCATATAATTGCAGAGCAATGCTGTATATGGCGTGCGCAGCATCAAGGTTACAAAGAAAAAAAGAAACAAGAAGAATACAATAGACTTCAACGGGAAAGAAATAAGCAAAAAGTATTGTCAGACAAATTAACTTGTGAAAATTCTGCCATTGACAATTAGTAAAAGACTGTATATAATAGTATAGTCGAACAGATGTTCTATTATTAAAAGAAAGGATGAAATTAATAATGAATAAAGAAATTGAAAGCAAAATAAGAGAATGCTGCACATTTTTAATTGAACAAGAGAACGGATTAGCTTTTGTAAGAAGTATATTTTACCCACCTGCTATTTCTGGCGATATATTAGACTTTACGAAAGGTGGGGACTATAATTTTGAGATGTGTATATCTGATGTGTTAGACTACAAGTATATAATAACAGGACTCGCAAAAGTAAGACCGATAACAGAATCAACTGATTATTTTAACAAGCATATAATTGAATACATATTTAATGCAAAGTCAGCCATTACAGGAGAGAAAGCTATAATCAAAGGTTATGTAGCTGATAGTGAACACAATGCTAAAATATGGAGCGGTGGTTTTATATACAAAGGTAAATTTCACGAGGGTGTTTGGGGGTTGCCGGCAAAGATTTTTAAGATTGCTGATAAAATAAGAAAAAAGAGAGGGCTTAAAAGAAAATTTTTAAATTTTTGAAAAAAACTATTGACAAATGAAATTACATAATGTATTATAGTGGTACAGAAAATAATTAAGGCTTTAAAAAATATTTCGCTTTTTACAAAATAAAATGCGATTTACCTATAATTATATTTCTGAAAAATGATTTAGAAAGAAATTCAGAAAATTAAATTAAAATACCAAACGGAAGGAGAATGAAAATGAGAGTCAATAATAATTGCACAGAGGAAATCAAATGTGGAGATGTATTTTTTGCAGATTTGTCTGGCGAAGGCTCTCTTCAAACAGGTTTAAGACCTGTTATTGTGGTTAGTAATGATACAGGTAATTATTTTAGTTCGGTTGTAACAGTAGTTCCTCTGACTTCAAAAAAGAAGAAAGAATTACCTACCCACACAACTTTACATCCTAATGCTATAAATGGATTAAATAAAATTTCAGTTGCTTTAGCTGAACAGATAACTACTATACCGCAAGATTATCTTGTAAGGAAGATAGGTTGTCTTAATAATAAAGAGATTAATAATGTTAGATTTGCAGTATTAAATATGCTTAGTATGAGTTGTTTGGCAAAAGTGGTATATGATAAAAAGAAAACTAATTTGGTTACTAAAGTAGCGTAAAACAATTGATAGAATTTGATGTCAGCCGTTGACAAATTAAGTTACATATTGATATAATAAAAGAAATATGTAATTGAAACAACAGAAAAGAGGTTTTATGTTAATGGCTATATCAGAGCAGCATATTGATATTATAAGAGAAGATATTACTGACGATGACAAGAAACTTTCTGCAATAAATACCACTGTAAAATCAGCTCATCAAAAATATCTTATGACTCTTAAAATGAGAGAACTGTCAAAGGAAGAAAAGCGAATAGGTAAAAGTTGTCTTAAATGGAGTGACAGTGAGCTTTTCGATTTTATATCAAAAAGCACTTATTCAGAGGAAATGGATTTATTTAGGACAGTTTTACGAGAGTATTTTCAAATTAACAACCAAAAATTCTCTGTTATAATAGATAAAGTTGATTTTTTAAAAGTCATACCGGATTGTGTCAATGATATGAAATGGGATAAATACAGTATTATAAATGTCAACAAAAATCTCTTTGACAATATGGCAAGGAATAGAGAGGAAGCCTTTGAAATATATAGCTTATTCTTAGCGTATTCGCTATTATGCTATTACAACGCTAAAATCAAGGCTGATGATATTTTTGAATGTCAAATACAAAAAAATGGAGATAAGTACTATCTTTCGTCATATGGAGTGACTTTTTCAGTTGATGAAAAGACAAAGAATTTTTTTAAAGCGGTCACAATGACAGCTCAAAGAAATAACTATTCCTTTAAAAGTTACAGAGACTGTTGGAGTCATAAAAGACAGGGAGATGACCGTTTTAAAGCTTTTTCCATATATGCGATTAGATGGTCGGGCATATACCGAAGGATGTATGAATATGATTTAAAAAATGATGGTGTTATCTCGGCAGGATTTATTCAAAGAAAGCTACTAATTCAGTTTGGACATCCGAGAATAAGGAATAATGATGATTTCCAGAAAGCAATCGGACGATATAATCAATGGCGAAAAACTTTTGGTTTAAACTTTTGACCTATAAATTAATTCTGGCTATGTGCTGTAATGGTGCATAGCCAAATAATAACAAGGAAAAGATGTAAAAAGCGAACTTATAATAAATAAGAACTGAAAAACATCAAAAAATAACTAAGTATATTGGGAGTGTGTATATGAGCCAGCAGTTAGCTATTACAGGTTTTTTTGAAAGTAATAAATTAAATACTGAATCACAAAATCAAAGTCCTGTTAGTAATAATATTATAAGTCTTGAGGATTTCATAACAAAAACAAGTACGACTAAGAATACTGATAATAATTCTTTTAAAGTCAAGGCTCAAATTGTTGCTGATGATTATATTAAAACAATTGAAACAAAGCATAATCCCACTGATGCTTTTAGTGTCGAGGAAGTTAAGCTATTACTTGATTATTTATATTCTCAAAATGGTAAATATCCGATTAATGATATTCGTAACCTTGCTTATATTACATTGAGCGTAAATGTAGCCCGTAGAGTTGGTGATATTCTTAATTTAAGGATTGGTGATGTAGTTAATATCAAAAATGGTGTAATTGAAATTGCCGACCACCTTTGTTTAAAAGAACAAAAGACTGATAAATATGCTCGTGTGAAAATTAATTCATATGCCAGAGAAGCCTTAAAATTTTATCTTGAAAAACTTGGGCAGTATAACCTTGCAAAGTGTTTACCGGCAAGCAAATTGTCCGATTGGCTGTTTCCTCAATGTTATAACAGAGAAAAGCCAACTACACCTGATAGTATGCGTAAAATGATTAAAAGGCTTATAGATAAAATAAGGGTAGTTAATAAAGACTTTGCAGACCGTGTAAATGAAAATTGTCCAGAATTATTCAATAAACATTATGGTACTCATTCATTGAGAAAGACTATTGCAAGAAATGTTATTGATAATTCAAATGATGTTAAAGATATTCAACTTACAACTGAATTTTTAGGACATTCAAGTCAAAAGATTACTTCTACTTATTTGAATATTCAAAGGGAAGAGCTTGATGACTATGCTGAAAAATTTGGTATTGGAATTAGTTTAGAATAAAAAAACAAACAAAATATATAATATGAAAATCAACTGTAAATTTTCGGAAGTCTTTTGTTGCAGATTATATATATGGAGCGATAGTTCAAAGGTAGAACGACCGACTTATAGTTGGTTAATGCGTGGTTCAAATGAAGCTAATTTTCTGTAGTACCTTTTTCGTGTTTCCGTGGATAAACCAGAATTTGGTTGTAAATAACTTGCTGCGTAGTTCTTTTGCTGAGTCTCTTTTTAGAACGACATATATTAAGTAAATATTGGCAAATAACAACTGTTATTTAACAACTGTTATTAAGGTAAGAATAATATTCTCTGTTAAGTAGTTCAGATGTTGTTACGTCAAATGACAATCCAAATGCATTACCTTCGTAACAATACACCCTACCGTAATCATCTGATTTACTATAATATAAATTTTTCTGCCCTACAAATAACGAGCCGTTATTAATTAAATCACCTTATAGTTGGTTAATGTTTGGTTCAAGTCCAACTCGCTCTACCAAAACTGTATTATTCATAGCAGAATAAACATTTAAATAATTCATTAAGTTATTAATTACGAAATTAAAGCCAACAACAAAGATTACCGCATCTTGTTAGCGGTATATAAATAAACAATTTTAAAAGCTATGTTCTTATTGAAGAATTAAAACTACAATATCGCTACTAATCATTGGCGGTTGTTGGAAACATATGGAGCTATGGTGTAATGGTTAGCATAGCAGACTTTGACTCTGTTGATTAAGGTTCAAATCCTTATAGCTCTGCCAATAACAAGACAAGTATAACTATATTATAGAATTATAGATTATGCTTAAATAACACCTCCTTTTAAAATAAAACAGACACATAACGGATAAGTGTCGCTATAAAGAATTGCTTTGTGGTTGCCTTATAAGCTGAATCCGTTATTGACAAAAGAAAGGTTATTAATGTAAGAATTGATAACGGTTGGCGGTGGGTTTATATATATTATTTAAAGAAAGGAAATTTTTTATGGATAAACTTATATTAACATTAAAGCGACTGAGGGTCGGAATTTCATTTGTAAGTGTTATTGTTACAGTTGTATTGTTCTTTATTTGCAGAGAACAAGCGGTATCTTGGAGAGGAAATGAAACGGTTGGTGGAGAATGTATGCTTTTATTTATTCCACTTGTTACAGATATTGTGTACATAAATATTAGAGATATTATCTTAGAACATTACAGAATGAATGTGCCTATATTAAAAAGAAGAGTGCCTAAACCAACTATAAAAATTGATAAAATATTATCGATAAAAAGAAAGGACTTTACATAATGATTGATTATTCAAAAACTGAAAATTATTTTGCTGAAAAGCAAAGGATGACGAAACAACAGAAGGACGGAGTATGCAAACTTGACTGTTCAGGTTGCCCTTTGAGCAGTTCAAATAATGGCACAGGCATTTCGTGTTCACACTTTGAAACGGGTTATCCCGAAGAAGCAATCGCAATTATGCAAAAGTGGAGCGACGAACATCCCTCGAAAACATATTTGAGTGAATTTTTGAAACATTATCCGAATGCTTCGCTTGGCGATGGCGGAACGCCTATATGCATATGTCCTTATGAATTGGGACTTATGGGTGCAGATGATTGCAGAAAAGACGGTAACTGCGTAAAATGCTGGAATCAGCCTATTGAGGGCGGTGAAGAAAGTAAATGATTAAATTATGTAGAGGTAAAGAAGAAAATACGGGTGAATGGGTGTGTTGGGGAGCACCAACTGATACAGATTATATTTATTAATAAGAAAATAATTAATTTAGAAAGGACAAGAATTATGAATTTTACAGAGACGAGAAACAAATTAATTGAAAATTTTAATGATATTACAAAAGATGTAACGCATTTGTTTGAGGTAAATGTAGATAAAGACGAAATGTGGAATTTGTATTTAGATAGTTTTCCTTTAGGTACAAATAAAATTTATAGGGAGCGTAGAGAGCACGACTGTTGTTGCTGTCGCCAATTCATCAAGACTATCGGTAATGCGGTTGTTATCAAAGATAATAAAATTACAACAATTTGGGATTTTAAAACAAATGACAGTACATATCAACCCGTATTAAATGCTTTATCAGCCTTTATAAAAGCCCACGCAGTAACAGATGTTTATGTTAGTAAAGTTAAAAGAATTGGAACTTTGCAAAATTATGAGGAAATGGAAAATGGTGTTATGCACGAATGGACTCATTTCTTCTTAGAACTTCCTAATAAGTTTGTGAACACCACTTCTTGTTCTATTGGAGAAATTAAGGGTGATTTCAGAGATACGAAGAATGTTTTTAAGCGTTCTCTTGATGATATTGATATGGAATCACTTGATACTGTTATTGAACTTATTAATTCTAACACTTTATACAGAGGTCAAGAGTGGAAGAACTCATTAATTAAGTTCCGTAGATATAAAGAAGAATACGATAAACTTAAAACAGATAAAAAGAAAAATCTTTTTGCTTGGGAACAATCTGTTAAGGTTGGCAAAATAATTGGTAGAATCAGAAACCATAGTATTGGAACACTTCTCGTGGATTTAAGTAATGGAATGGATTTGGACACAGCAGTGAGGAATTATGAAAAGATTGTTGCTCCGAGTAATTATAAAAGACCAAAAGAAATTTTTACAAAGAAAATGCTTGAAGAGGCAAAGAGTACTATTACAGAACTTGGTTATATGGATTCTCTTGGCAGAAGATTCGCAACGCTTGATGATATTACCGTGAATAATATTCTTTTTTCTAACAAGGACTCTGCTAAAAGGATTCAAGGTGTGAATGATGTTTTTGGAGAAATGGAAAAAGAAGTTACTGTAAAGCCAAAAAAGTTTTCTAAAGTTGAAGAAATTTCAGTTGATAGATTTATTTCTGATATACTTCCATCTGCAAAAGAGGTTGAGGTTTATCTTGAAAACAAACATTCAAATAATATGGTTTCTTTAATTGCTCCTGAACATAAAAATGCAAAAATAATGTTTAAATGGGATAATAACTTTGGTTGGGCTTATGCCGGTAATGTAACAGATTCTATAAAAGAAAAGGTTAAGTTAGCAGGTGGAAAGGTCGATGGAGATTTAAGATTTTCTATCCAATGGAATGAGGATGGTGGTGACAACTGCGACCTTGATGCACACTGTAAAGAGTCTGCTTATGGTTATGCTTATGAAATTGCTTTTGGTTCTGCTAAAAAGCCTTATTTTTCTCCTACAAAAGGACAGTTAGATGTTGATATTATATCCCCGGACGGAGAGGTTGCAGTTGAAAATATTACTTGGGCAGATAGAAAGACTATGAAGCCCGGTAAGTATTTATTCTTTGTACATCAATACAGTGGTATGGCAAAAAAAGGATTTAGAGCAGAAATTGAGTTTGACGGTCAAATTTTTTCATTTGATTACAACAAGTCAATGAGGACAGATGAAAATGTTTCAGTAGCAGAGGTTATACTTGATTCCAATGGAGTGTTTACAATTAAAGAGTTGATTCCTTCTTCTGATGTGTCCTCAAAAGAAATATGGAACTTAAAAAGTAATCAGTTTGTACCTGTTTCTGTAATTATGTATTCACCTAATTATTGGAATGGGCAAAATGGAATTGGACATAAGCATTATTTCTTTATGTTAAAAGATTGTTTAAATCCTGAAACGCCAAATGGATTTTATAATGAATTTTTAAATAATGAACTGTTAAAACATAAAAGAGTTCTTGCAGCTCTTGGTTCTAAAATGAGTGTTAATAAAGTGGAAGAGCAATTGTCTGGAATTGGTTTTTCGGCAACAAAGCGTGATGAATTGGTTGTAAAAGTCAAAGGTAACACAGAAAGAGTATTAAAAATTAAATTTTAAAATAAAAGGAGAATAATATTATGGAAGTAAATATTTTTGAGTATGCAGTAAGAAATAAAGTCAGATTTCCTTTTAGAGGACTGATTTCAGTTGAAGATTTATGGGATTTATCTCTTGCAAATTTAGATTCTATTTATAAATCTTTAAATAAGCAAGTTAAACAATCTGACGAGGAAAGTCTTTTATCTACAAAGACAAATGTAGATACAGAACTTGAGATTAAAATTAACATTGTGAAGTATATCGTGTCTACTAAGTTAGAAGAGAGAAAAGCAAGAGAGAATGAGACTATGAAGAAAATTCAAAAGCAAAAAATTATGTCTGCTATTGCAGCAAAAGAGGATGAAGCTCTGCAAAATAGTTCTATCGAGGATTTAAAGAAAATGCTCAATGATATTGAGAACTAAAAATGATAAATTGAGCAGTCATAATATAGTTGTTGCTCAACTTAAAATATAAGTATAGATAAAGGGAGTGATAATATATCCGAATATCATATTGGGTGTGGGATAGCTGGTATTTATGCTGGAAGATTAAATAAAGCAAAGACAATGTGGCTACAAAAGAATGATGTTACAGAGGACGCATTAGCGAGTGTAAGGGATTATCTACGAAGCCATATTGAAGATGGTAAAAATAGTTTTGGCTACGAATGGTGTACTAAAGATGGTAAGGTAGTATCGCTTGTGGTGTCTGTAAGAGAGGACAAGAATTATGAGAGTTGTTCCAATAACGATGTATAAAACAAAATTCAGCCAATCAAGTTATGAAGTCTTTAATATTAAAAATAATAAGAATGGCTATCCTACATTTTTAATTTATGAAAGAAATCAATGGATATGGATAAAAGCCAAATATTTTAAACCTGTCGAGGAGTGATTTAAGAAATTCGGAAATTCCGAATAATCCATAAGCAACGAAAAGCAGGTAAAAGATAAATGTCAATGTGAACTCATTTGCAAGGTGTGATTGAAGTTCGACCAATGTGTAGAACAGATATTGAGAGTAGATATATCATAAGTAATTTATAGGTTTTTGCTAATGCAAATAAATGAAACTATAAAAAGTTTTAAAGATTATTTTTAAAGCGAGATTCTATACTCTTAGCGAGTCAAATAATAAAGGTAAGCCGTTGAGTTTCGGAAACCATTTAGGAACGGAATAATATTAACAATGAAAGGTGGTGAGATAAATTTCAGAGAATTTAAATAATAAAACAGTTGAAGAAATAATGGAGTCACTTCCAGAAAAGATAAGAGAAACTGTAAAGAATGTGTATAATACAGCTTACAGAAAAGGTTTAGCAGTTGGTGCATATTCTATTTCAACTATCGTTCTTCAAAAATTGAGAGAAAATAAAAATCCTGCTTTGGCAAAAGCTAATGCTATTAAATTTCTTGTAAATAATAAAAATATAGCAAATTATGAGCAAAACAACAAAGAAAACAAAATTGAGACAGAGAAAGGATAATAAAATTGAGAGATTTTACTATTGAGAAAGAGTTAACCTGTAATGGTTGTGTAAATTTGGATTTTAAGTACAAGCAATGTAGGGCATTGAAAGAAAAACATAGTTTATATGATAAGAACGGTAAAGAAGTATGTACATATGATGTTTTTAGAAGTCTTAACTCTTTAACTGTACCATCTATGAAAAATGATGGTGAATTTATTACAGTATTAAAAGATAAAAACTGCAAGGGTTATGTACCGAGAAAGAATAAGAAAGTAAAGAATAACGAAAACAAGAAAGGTGGATGTGTAGTTGAGTAATAATAAGGGTTTGGATTTGAGACAGACAAAAGGTTATTTTCAGGTAAAAGGCAAGGTAACAGGTGTTAAAAAGGAAAATTTCTATACAGAAGGTAAAGCACGAAATGGAAAAGACTATCGCAGAATTAATTTTGGAGTAGAGTATCAGCCTGATTGTTCGGTGTATGTACAGCAGTTCGGTATACCACAGGATTATGTCTATTATTCTAAGCAAGAAATAACAGGTAATAAAAAAACAAAAGCAACTAAAAAGGTTAATTGGAGTGATAGATTTAAGTCACCGGGTGAAGATTACAGACTTGTTGGTATTAATTGTGGTGTAGAAAAAGTGACTGATAAAAATGGAAAGCTTGTAAATAACAAAAAGATTCTTACACAATTTGATGCTTGTAAGGAAATTGCAGAACACTTAAACGATGGTGATAGTGTTTTCGTAAGAGGTAATATCATATATTCTACTTACGAGGGTTCACATAAGACAAGTTTTGATTTCACACAGGTGTCTTTGTGTGATAGCGATATTAACTTTAAAGATGAAAAATTTAAAGTATCAAATGATTTTCAACAGGAAATTATTTTTATGGGTATAGAGAAGAGTAAGGAAATTGATGGAGAGTATGTTATTAGTGCTAAGGTTGTAAATTATGATTCAATCGAAGATATTGAATTATATACTCGTAATAGTAAGAGAGCTTCAGTGATGAGAAAGAATTTAAAGCCGTATACACTTATTGAAGTAGGAGGCTTTATTCTCTCTGAAATTGATAAAGAAGAAGTTGAGGAAGAAGATGATTGGGGTAGCATTAAAATGAATAAAGTTAAAGCCCCTGTTGTTAGAAAATTGATGATTACAGACCTTAATAAGGATTCTCTTGATACAACTACATATAGTGAGGAAATTATCGAAGAAGCTCTTGTAAAGCAGAAAATGAATGATACTGCAAAAGCAGAATTTTCAACAAAGACAAGCAAATCCGAAAGTGATGATTGGGATGATGTTGACGGAGAGGAGTGGGATTAATAATATATGGTAATTCGTAGAGCAACAGCAATCAAAGAAAAACTTGGTTTTTTGATTTATGGTAAGCAGGGTACTTGGAAGTCAAGCCTTTGTCTCGAATTTGCAAAAATGAAGAGAGAGGACGGCAAACCGTTTAGAGTTCTTTATATAGATGCCGAAGCAGGTTCAATTGATAGTTACCTTGATAAACTTGCAGAGCAGGGTGTTGACAGCAGAAATATTTTCATTGCAAGTACGCAGTCATTGACAGAAGTAAGAGACCTTATAAAAACAGTTTCAGCAAACGAAGAAATTTACTATTTTGATGACGAGGATAATGAAGAAAAAACTGCATTAGACGCAGACGGCAATATTTTCATTGCTGATGCTATTGTTGTAGATGGATTATCTCTTCTTTACACGGCTCGACAGCAAGGCATTATTGAGTTTTCTAAAAAGAGAGCCAATGTTCGTGCTAAGAAGAAAGAAATTATTGGTGAAGAAAAACTTGTAGCCGTTGAAGGTGCAGGCTTAGAACAAAAAGATTATCAAACTCTTAAATTTAACGGACAGGCTTTTATCCTTGATTTGCTTGCAAGTGGCAAACATTTTGCGGTAACTTGCAGAGAAGAAGATGTGAAAGAAAATGTAAAGGACAAAGAGGGCAATATTAAAACGGTTGCAACAGGTGAGAAAAGACCGCAAGGTTTTAAAGATGTCGCTTATAATGTAAAGACTGTTTTGCATATGTTACAGGACGAAGAAAATGGAGATGTAATTGCCCTTGTTGAAGGTAAGGACAGAACTACAATATGTAAGCAAAATGAAATTCTTGAAAATCCGACTCTCTTAACTTGGCAGCCTGTAATTGATAGAAATAAGAATAAAAAAGATGTTACAACCACAAATACTTTCAATAAAAGTGTAGATATTGAAGTTGAAAATATTAAAAATGATTTAATATCTGATGATACCGAAGATACAACAATTACAGAAGTATCTGCTGACGAAATTAAATCAAAAATCAGTTCTACACTTAAAAGTTTGACAAGCACAAAAAAGGCTAAAGCTAAAAGCCTTATTGAGAAAGCTGAATTGCCAGTGAGATATAATACTATTGATAATATAGACATACTTAATAAGTATTTATCAATTATTGAGTCAGTAATTTAAAATGGCTCTGTCGGTAAAATGTTTTTACTGTAAAGGAAATATAGATTTAAAGCAAAAATATGATGGCAGTTTTGTTTATGACAAAAAGCATTACTGCCATTGTCATTGCTTTACTGAACATAAAACTTCTTTAAAAAAAGGTAAAAAAAACATTGATGAATGTGAAAAATATTTAAAAAGTTTAAAACAAGATACTCGATTAATAGTTTTAAATGCAAAATGTAATACTTTACTTATAGAATGGTATTGTTTATTTTTTAGCAAAACGACAATAACACCTTATGCAAGAAAACTCATATCTCAAGTAGTGAGTGGCGAGTATAAAAATATTAATAAGCCTATTCCAATATATGAACTATATGATATGTTTCGACTTAAAGCTGCCGAATTAAAAGGTATTAATACAACATTAATATCAAAAAATAAGCAAAGAGGTATTAGGTGTAATGTAGATAGTATATTCGCTTATGATATAGCTGTAATTGTTAATCAATATGACGACTATGTGCAATGGAAAGAAAACATTAAGCAAGATAAATTAAATCGTAAACGAATGTTGGAACAAAGGTTAAATGATAAAATTGATTATAGTTTATACAAGAATTATCATAAACAAAGTAATAAAACTATCTTTGATATAAGTTCAGTTATAGATGAGATTTAAAAAAATAACAAGATAGATTATACAAAATAAGAATAAAGACAGGCGGTGCTATTTTATTACAGAGGATAAAGAAATAAAATTAAATAATATACAAAATGAGATATTATTCGTTGGGGCAATTTACAAACAACCTGCATTGCTTGTTGAGTATTCAACGCAAATCAGGAGTAAATATGATTTCTCTGATGAAGTAACAAGATTTTTTTATGAAAACGCAGAAGTTGTTTACAAAAACAGAAGCCAAATGTTTGATAACGCAATTATTACTACATATATGACCGAAGATAGCGAGCGTTATAAAAAATATATTAATTATGGCGGTTGGGCTACAATTCAAAAATGGATAGATTTAGCCTTGCCTGAAAATGCTAAATCCTATGCAGAGGTTATAAAGAAGTATTCTTTGTTAAGAGAATATGACAGAAAAGGTTTTGATGTAAGTAAGATTGTTTCTCATCCCAAGTTTGAATCTTGGAGTTCAAGTGATATACCAAGACTTGTAAGGTCAAAAATAGACAGGGTTTCTACTGTTATTTTAGGTAATGCCGAAACAGAAATATTAAATTCTAACATTAAAGAAATGATACTAAAAAGACTTGAAATACCAGATATGGGTGTATCAGTTCCTTATCCTTTGTGGAATGAAATGTTTAGAGGTTTAAAGACTGAATCACTGATGTGTGTTGGTATGAGGTCAAATGACGGTAAATCAAGATTTATGTTTAAGTTAATTGCTTATTTGGCGTTATATCAGAAGCAACAAGTTTGTGTATTACTCAATGAAATGTCTATTGAGAATATGAAATTTTGTTTGTTGACGACAGTAATTAACAATAAAGAATTTGAAGAATTACACGGAATACATATTACTAAAAAGGAACGAGAAATCACTCTTGGCTTATATAAAGACGGTAAAGGTGAATTTGTTATCAGAAAGCAAAATGCTGACGGTGAATTTATTGAAAGCTATGAAGATTATTACACAAGAGTAACAAATCAATCAACAGAATTTGAGAATATTCTCAAAGTGGCTGATTGGATTGAAAAGGAAAGTAAAGGTTTGATTTTTGCTGTTGATATGGTATCAGCTTACGATAACCAAACACTTGAACTTGAAATTCGTAAACAAAATATGATTACTCAAACAAAATATTTCTTTTATGATACATTAAAAGATACTGACAGTACAGTCGGGGATTGGACAGGACTAAAAATTACTACGACTATGCTGTCAGAATTAACAAGACAACTTGATATTTTTATTTACTGTTCGATACAGCTTACTGATGATACTAATTTTGTAAAACCAGAGGAATTATGTTCTTCAAATATTGCAAATTGTAAACAATTAAAGCATATATTAGACTCATTGGTTTTGTTTAAATCGGTAGATTTAAAAGATTATAATAAATATAAGTATCTTGTCTATGATTCGGAATGGGGAGATTTTGGAGAGAAAGAGCTTGATACTTCTAAAAAATATTATATTGGTGTGACCGATAAAAACAGAGTTGGTAATAAATATAAAATGGTATATCAAGTTGACCTTGATACCAACGAATGGTATGAAATGGGGCAATTAGTAATAACAGGAAGATAGTAGGTGAATAATAAATGGAAGTTCAAAAGCTAAAAGAATATATAATAAATAATGATTTAATATATAAAGTTTTAGAAAAAATTGGTTGTCATAGCATTAAAAATAAAGGGGAATATTATCAATGTGCTAATCCGGACGGAGACAACCAAACAGCTATTACTGTATATAAAGATAGTCTAAATGTTATTGATTACACAAGAAATATTGAACAGAATAATACTTCTGATATTTTTAGTTTAGTTATGTTTTTTCAGAAATGTAATTTCTTTCAATCTATGCAATTTGTATGTTCTTGTGTTGGAATAGATTATTACTACGATTTTGATAAAGAACTTCCTGAAAGTTTAAAAATTACTAAGCTGTTATTTGAATTAAGCAATTGTTCTATACAAAGTGAAGAGGAAAATCCTGTAAAGCCTATAAGTGAAAAAATTTTATCTTATTATTTTCCTTATGTCAATGATATGTTTTGCGAAGATAATATTGATTATGAAACGCAACAATTATTTGAAGTCGGGTTTGATTGTGAAACAAATAGAATAACTATTCCAATCCGTGATGAAATAGGCACTTTGGTAGGAGTTAAGGGGAGATACTTCTACCGAGAAGTTCCTGATGAAGTAAATAAGTATTTATACATTGAGCCTTGCTCGAAAGGTCAAATATTATATGGTCTTAATGTTACATATGACTATATAAAAGAAGAAAACACAGTTTATGTAGTAGAATCTGAAAAAGGTGTTATGCAAATGTTTTCAAGTGGTTATAGAAATGTTGTGGCTACTTGTGGCAAGAAAATAACTAAAACTCAAATACATAAGTTATCAAGATTATGTGGTAATATAGTGTTTCTGTTTGATAAAGATGTGGGTATTTCTGAATTACAAGGGATAGCAGATAAGTTTATTAATGGAATAAACCTTTATGCAGTTATTGATGAGGGCGGTGTTTTAGGGGAGAAAGAATCACCCTCTGATAACTATATAAAATTAAAACAGTTATTAAATGATAAGAAGAACATAATAAATTTGAGGTGATACAAAATAAGTAATAAATTAAAATATAAATTAATTGAGAATAGCAAAAATGATTTGAATAATATAATTGATACAGTTCTAAAAAATAGAGGTATTGATAATATTAATGGATATCTCTCTTTGACAGATAAAGTTTTATATTCGTATAAATTATTTAAGAATATAGACAAGGCTGTTCAATGTTTTAATAAACATACTGATAACAACAGTAATATCCATATTGTTGTTGATTCTGATGTTGATGGTTATACTTCGGGTGCTATTATGTATTCTTATATTAATGATTTGTTTCCAAATTGCAGATTGTCTTATTCTCTACATACAAAGAAGCAACACGGATTAACTAATGACATAAAAATACCAAAAGATATTGAATTATTAATTATTCCCGATGCAGGTAGTAATGATATTGAAGAATGTAAAAAGCTGAAAGAAAACAATTTAAATCTTGATATTATAATTTTAGACCATCATATTATTGAACAGGATAATCCTTATGCTATTGTTGTTAATAGCAATGACGGTGTTTATCCTAACAAAGAATTATCTGGTGTCGGAGTAGTATATAAATTTTTACAGGCTCTTGATGATGTAAACCTTGAGGATAAAGCTGATAGCTATCTTGATTTAGTAGCTTTGGGCAATATTGCAGATATGATGGATATAAGAGTGTATGAAACTAAAAGACTGATAGATAAAGGATTGATTCATAAAAATATAAAAAATAAAGTTTTTCGTGCATTTATTGAGCGACAACGAGATACCATTCATAATAATGTGTCAATTCATAACATTCAGTTTTATATTGTTCCGTTAATTAATGCAATGATTAGAATGGGTAGACAAGAAGAAAAGGAATTAATGTTCAAAGCTTTTATAGAGCAAGATGAATACTTTGATTACAAAAAGCGTGGTTCAAATGAAATTGTAAAAGAGGATATTTATACAAGAGTAGCTCGTTTTTGTAGTAATACTAAGACAAGACAACAAACAGCAGTTACCAAAGTTATGTGTGAGATTGAGCCGTTAATTGATGAAAGTACAGATAAGGTTTTGTTTATTAATGTAAGTAAAATTCTTGCTGATACCTTGACAGGTGTGTTAGCTACTAAGATTGCTGAAAAATATCAAAAGCCAACTCTTTGTCTTAGAAAAACTAAAACAAAAGGTTTATATGGCGGTTCAGGTAGAAATTATAAAAATAGTTCTATCAATAGCCTAAAGGATATTTTAACTGATACAAACTGCTTTGAAATGGTACAAGGTCACGGCAATGCTTTCGGTTTAGAAATTGCTTCAAGCAACATTAAAAATGCAATAAACACTTTAAATAATCTTAATATTGATAGCGGTAACACTTGTAAGTTTTGTGACTTTATTATTCAATCAGATGATTTAAACATTGAAACAATGAAAAGGTTGTCTGATGTAAGCGATTATTGCGGTCAAAATATAGACGAACCTTTGATTGCCATTGAAAATATTGAATTAAGCAGAGAACAGCTTAAAATAATGGGGAAACTTGGTAATAGTTGGAAATTTGAAACTGACAGTGGTGTTAATATTGTGAAATTTAATGTTGATTTAAAAACTGATGAAGTTCTTAACTCATTTGATGATTTTAGTGACTATGAAATCCTGCTCATAAATGCTGTTGGCAAGGCTAATATCAATTATTACCAAGGCATAGCTACCTGCCAATTTATTATTGATGATTATGAGGTGGTGAATAAGTGCTAAAAGAACAAATTGTACATTTACATAACCACTCGTATTATTCATTGCTTGATGGATATAGTTCGCCTATTGAATATTTACAGAGGACAAAAGAATTAGGGTGTTCAGCTTTTGCTATTACCGAACACGGCAATGAATATAGTTGGGTGTATTTTGATAAGTTAAAAGAAAAATATCCAGATATAAAAATGATATTTGGTGTTGAGTTTTATGAAGCATTTGATATGAGTGTAAGCGACAGTGAAAATAAATATTTTCATTTACTTGCTTTGGCTAAAAACGAAAAAGGCAGAATAGCTATTAATGAGTTGATTACAAAAGGTGAGTTTGAGGGATTTTATTATCACGGTAGAGTTGATTTAAGTGCTATGAAGCCTTATGGTAAAGACCTCATTATTAGTTCTGCTTGTCTTGCTTCTAAGTTGGCAAGAGAAGATGATTTTAATAAGTGTATAGAATATGTTAATGAATATAAATCTGTATTTCCACATTTTTATCTTGAAATGCAATCACACAATACAGTAGAACAGTGTGAGTATAATAAAAAGATAATTGAACTTGCTAAGGCTACAAATACTGAATTTATTATTACTTGTGATTCTCACGCTTCAACCAAGGAGGATTTGTATTATCAAGAGTATCTTGTAAAGATTGCTCACGACAAAGATACTCTTGGTGAAACATATAAAGATTGTTATATGCAATCTCCTGATGAAATTCATAATATTATGGATAAACAGATTGGCAGAGAAAATGTAAGTCTTGCAATGGCTAATACCGTTAAGATAGCTAATATGATTGATGAAGTGCATATGCCATTTCAAAAGCCACAGTTGCCAACATTTCCTATCCCAAAGGGATATAAAGATAATTATGAATACTTAGTTAAATTATGTGAAGATGGTTTTAAACAGCGTGGACTTGATAAGTTATCTGTTGATGAACAAAAAATTTATAGAGACCGGTTAGAATATGAGTTGTCTGTAATTCATCAAATGGGATTTGACGGATATTTCCTTATTGTATGGGATTTGATTAATTTTGCTAAAAGTAATGACATAGCAGTCGGTGACGGCAGAGGATGCTTCGTTAAAGGTTCAAAAGTATTGTTGGACAATGGCTATGTGAAAAACATTGAAGATGTCAAAATAGATGATAAAGTAATAACTCATTTGGGTAATGTTAAGCCTGTTCAAAATGTCTTTGAGTATGATTGTGATGAATTAATGTATGAATTGAAATCAAATAATTCCGCTCCTATCAGATGTACTAACAACCACGAAATTTGGGCTGTAAAAAAAGGTAACAAAAAAGACGATGCTCAATGGATAGAAGCTCAAAATTTGTCTGTTGGAGATTTTGTTGGAGCACCAGTAGGCAAGAATCATTATTTTTGGTTTAAAATAAGGGAAATTAACACTTTTTGCTACAAAGGAAAAGTATATGATTTGAGTGTGAAAGATGATACATCTTATGTTGTGGAAAGTGTTGCAGTTCATAATTCTGGTGCTGGCTCAATAGTAAATTGGTTATTGCATATTTCTACATTAAATCCTATAAAGCATAATCTTATTTTTGAAAGATTTTTAAACCCAGAAAGAGTGTCAATGCCCGACATTGACACAGACTTTAATAAGAGGGATGAAGTAATTAGGTACTTAATGGATAAATATGGCAAAGATAATGTTTGTCAGATTATCAATTTTAATTTTATTACACCTTGCGTAGCAATCAAAGATGTTGGTAAAGTATTAGGTGTTCCATATAAAGTAACAGATAAGATAAGTAAAAAGTTTGTTTATGAGAACTTTCAAGAAAACTTGGATAACGATAAGACAATTATTGAAGAATATGCTCAATATACGGATTTATTTGACATAGCAAGTCACTTGAGTGGCAGAGTGAAAACAGTATCAATGCACGCAGGTGGCGTGGGTATTGTAGACGCTAAGATTACTGATTATATGGCTATGCGTTGCGGTAAAGATAATGCAAGAGTTATTAGTGTTGATAAAAGGGTAATTGAAGAAATCGGTATTATTAAATTTGACTTACTTGGTGTTGCAACACTTTCAGTTGTTGACGATAGCGTAAAACAATCTCATTTGAGTTTAGATTATTTCAACGCAAGTAATGAAGATTTTATTAATGACAAAGCCACATATGAATTATTAGCAAGTGGTAGGACTGACGGTGTATTTCAGGTTGAAAGTCAAGGTATGAAAGATATATTAGTCAAATTAAAACCGACTAATATTGATGATATTTCTGCCGTATTAGCATTATACCGACCTGATAGTATGGGTGCGTTGAACGATTATATTCAATGTAAATGTGGAGAAAAACAAGCAGAGTATATTCACGAAGATATGAAACCAATTCTCGAAAGTACATATGGCTGTATGATTTATCAAGAACAGATGCTTGATATTGTTCGTAAATTTGGCGGAAGAAGTTACGGTCAGGCGGATCTTTTCAGAAAAGCAGTGGGCAAAAAGAGTGTAGAATTAGTCAAGCAAGAATCTGCAAAATTGTATCAAGAAATTATAGATAACGGATATAGTAAGGAAATTGCTAAAAAAATTAGCGATGACCTTTCAACAAAAGGTGGCTACCTGTTTAACAAATCACATTCGGTATCATATTCTATGTTGACATTTAAAACAGCATATCTCAAAGCTCATTATCCACTTGAGTTTTTTACTGCTTTGCTAAATAAAAACAAAGGTGATTATGGTGCTATTAATAAATATATTCTTGATGCAAAAAGTTTTGGTGTAAGTATTTTACCACCACATATTAATAAATCAGAAGTGAATTTTTCTGTCAATGATAATGCGATAATTTTTGGCTTATCAGCCATTAATGGTATAGGTGATAAATTCGCTAATGAGATTGTAGAAGAACGCAGTTCCGGTGGTAAATTTACAAATTTAAATAACTTTAGTGAAAGAGTTTCAGCTAATAAAAGTCAAATAATCGCATTAATTAAATCAGGTGCTTTTCCTTGTAATGACAAAGAAAAAATGTTGGAAAGATATTTTAAATCTTTAATTCCTCATAAAGAATACACGCCTGTTGCAACTTTACCCAAATTATCAGTTTTGAATGAGATGGGGATAGATACAAATTTAATTAAAACCAAAGAGGAACGATTGTCAAAATATAATATCCGTAAAAAAGTAATGTTTGAAATAGAACAAGAAAAGAAAGAACAAAAAGCCTTTGATACTTATATGGAGAAATATAATAAGGATAAAGACTTTTGGGAATTTGAAATGTTATCAGTCTTTCTTACGGACAATCCGTTCAAAGAGGGTGTTCAATTTTGTAATACAGATTATGCTCAAATTGAGAATGATTGTCTTTGTACCCTAATTGGTGTTATATCTAAAGTACAAAAGAAAAAAGACAGGTATAAAAATCAGTATGCTTATGTAAATTTGTATTCCACTAACGGTATTATTGAACTAACAATATGGAGTTCGGTATTTAAAAAATACACAGACTTCATTAAGAGGGGTGAAAAGATTGCTGTGCTTTGTTGTAAACGGTCAAATGATTGTTGTGATGTTCAAGCGGTTAAATCATATGATAGGTGGTTGTACTTAAAGAAGAACGGAGGTAATATCATTAATGGCAATTAAAAGTAAGCAAAAAAACAAGCCATCAGCAGTAATTTTCCATGCTAAAATACAACAGCAGCGTTATTACAATGATGATAGTTGCTTTGGTGTTTATGTATTCACAACTCAAAATGAAATACCTGAATATGATAGTTTAAAACCTCTTGTTTTAGCTGACGGCAGTAACTGTAATATATATATGTCTATTTTAAGCGGTTCTATGCAACAACTTATTATTGGTAACATTTATGAAGTTGAAGCTGAATTAATTTATAATAATAAATATAAATCTTGGCAATATCAGCCGATTACAGTAAAAGAAAATATGGAATTTACCGAAGATAATCAGCGTAATTATTTACTTTCTATTTTAACTGAAAATCAAGTGAATAATTTACTTAGTGTTTATCCTGATATTGTTGAAAGAGTAATTTCTAATAATGAAATTGATATTTCAAAGGTTAAAGGTATCGGAGAGACAAAATGGGAAAATTGCAAAGCTAAAATTATTGAAAATTATAATATTTCTGATATTTTAACTATGTTATCACCTTTGGGTGTTACTTATAATATGGTGAAAAAATTAGTTATGAGTGAAGAACAACCAGAATTGTTAAAACAAAAACTTCTTAAAAATCCATATATGATGACTAAAATTAAAGGTCTTGGCTTTAAACGAGTAGATGATTTAGCTCTAAAACTAAAACCAGAATTAAAACAGTCGATTGAAAGAATTATAGCTTTTACAAAATATTATTTTATATTACTTGGAGAAAATGAAGGGCATACATATGTGAGACTTGATACTTTTAAAAACGAGATGTCGAACAACATTCCTGAATGTATGAGTTTGTATGATGATTTTATTAATTCTCAAAAACGGACTAATCTATTTCTACATTTTAGTGGAAATAAAGTTGGCTTAAAGGAATATTATGACAATGAAACAGCAGTGTTAGGATTAATTGAATATCTTAGTGGGTTTAAACCAAAGAAGATTGAAAATTATGACGAAATAATTAAAAGAGTTGAAAAGGAACAAGGGTTTAATTTTAATGATGAACAAATTGAAGTTATCAATCGGGCTATTAATCAACCTGTTGTTCTTATCACAGGTAAAGCCGGCAGTGGTAAAACAAGTATTACAAAGGCATTGCTTAGTATATTTAGTGAAAATTCATTAAAGGTATCTTGCTGTGCATTGTCAGCAAAAGCAGCTCAAAGAATTACTGAAGCTACAGGGTTCCCGGCATCTACTATTCACAGATTACTACAATGCCAAGGTGATGAGTTTTCACACAACAAACTAAATCCCTTACCTTGTGATGTGTTGTTAGTTGACGAGTTTTCAATGATAAATACGAAAATAGCATTATCTTTAATGTCAGCAGTAAAAGAGGGAACAAGAGTTATTATATGCGGTGACAATAGACAGTTGCCACCTATCGGATATGGTAACATATTTAATGATTTACTTAATTTAAAAAATCATATATATTCTGTTTATAAACTTACAAAGGTGCATAGACAAGCAGAAGACTCTGGCATTTTAGTTGATGCTAATAAAATTAGAGACGGTATAGACCCGATTCCTATTAAGGAAATAAGAGTAGAATCGGGTAAAAATAAAGATATGGTTTATCGTTTTGGTGAAAGCCGAGAGGGTTTAAGACGAATGGCTATTAAGTCATATTTAAATGCTGTTAAAACTAACGGGTTAGATAATGTTGTTATTATAACACCAAGGAAAGATAAGTGTATAAATTCTGTAACAGAAATTAATAATATTATTCAAGAAAATTTAATTCCTAATTCTTCTAAAGAAATAAAATATATCAATCAGGTTTATAAAGTTGGTGCAAAAATAATTCAAAGAGTAAACAATTATGAAAAAGAAGTGTTCAACGGAGAGATTGGAACATTGGTTGATATTATTTTTGCCGATAGTGGCAATATAAACGATAGTGTTATCAAGTGTGAATATAAAAATATTACTAACGAGAAAGAAAAAAGAACAGTTGAATATGATTATAAAGAATTGGAACAAATACAGTTGGCTTATGCTCTTACAGTCCATTTATCGCAAGGTAGTGGTTATAATTGTGTTATTGCCATCATAGACAACACTGATTATATATTATTGGATAACTGTTTGTTATATACGGCATTAACACGAGCAAAGAAAAAATGTTTATTGTTAGCTGAACCGTCTGCTTATAAAAGAGCAATTAAAACCAATCACACTATTAGTCGTCAGACTTGGTTAAGCCTTATGAATGAGGATTAAAAAATAAAATATAAAAATATCAAAATCTTTATTGACTTATTAAATTTAATATGTTATCATATATAATATACTTACATTATATAATTAAATTCACTTTTTACAATCTTGAAATTACAGCAATTAATAGATACGCAGAAAAATTCAGTGTGTTTATAGTTAGCTGATATTTTTTACAGCATTGTATTGTAAAAAGCGAAAATATTATGTAAGTAGCAATCAATATCAGAAAGGTGGTGTTGCTTATGATTTGAGATAGTTATAAATAATAAAAATATAGAAAGGAATGATTAAGTGGTACAGAAGATTGAACTAATAACTACAAAAGATGTTTCAGAATTTACTGATGTAGTAAATGGAATTGATGAAGAAGTAACTTTAATAGGAAAAGATGAAAATGGCAAAGATTGGACTATTAGCGGCAAGAGTTTTTTAGCTAATTTGCTTTTGGTTAATTCGGTAAATCGAGCAAAAAACAATCCTGCACACAAGGTAGATTGGAATACTATTACTTGTATTTGCGAAAAAGATATTTATTCAAACATTAAAAAGTGGGCAGTTGGCTCGGTTATGGAGTGAGTAAATGAGACATCGTACAATTATGCTAAATATAAATTTACCAAACAGTGATTATCAGGAATTTTTATACAAAGCTGAAAAATTAAAATCAGGCATAGTAGAAATTGCACAAGGCAACAATGTGCTTTCAGGTAAAAGTTTACTTGGTCTGTCTCTCATAGATAATAGCAAGCCACAGAAACTGATTATTAGAGGTTTCTTTGATGATAGTTTTGTTGATAGCTTTAAAAAATGGGAAACAAAGAAACATAAGTAGGACAAATTGAATATGTTTAATAAGAAAGGGTGGTTTTATCGGGTATAAATTAACAGTTGCAGTATTATCTTTATTGATTATTTTAAGTGGGTGTGGGCGATATATTAATTCAGCTAAAAATCCACCCAAAGCTAATAAGATAAATTTTGTTAGTACATATGATACTGTTCAAAGAAAATCAGTCGAAGAAACAACTATAGAAAAAACTACAATTTCTACAATCGAAACTACTATAAGCAAAGTTGAAACTAAACCTACTGAAACTATTGTAATTGCAGAGAACAAAGAAGAAATTGAAAGCTATTCTGAAATTGAAAAATATATTGAAGCAGAAACAGAGCCAGCAGAGCCGACGGAGGAAAGTGGAAATATTGTGACGGATAATAATTCTGATACAAATATTGATTTGCTTGCAAGGATAATTTATTTTGAGTCAGGTAGTTGTTCTGAATATTGTCAGTGGCTTGTTGGCAGTACCGCAATGAATTTAGCAAATGAATATGGTAGTTTGGAAACCGTTGCTTTTAATTATGATATATTCAATGTGGCTAATATCTTATATACGGACACTCCAAGTAGTTTGTCTTATTCAGTTGCTACAAGAATAATTAATGGAGATAGAGATGTAAATGTAAGAGCCTTTAGAACGGACTATTATCATTCATTTGGTAGTCCTTATACAAATGTTGACAATGTTTATTTTAGCAGTTATTAAAGGAGACAATGATTTATAGAGGTGGTAATGTATATGTTTGTGAATAGTAACACTGGTAAATAATAAGTTAGGAGGAATTGAATGAAGCAATTTGAAAAGACAGTTTATGTGAGCCACAAATATGGCGGCGACAAAAACAATCTCAAAGAAGTTGAAGAAATCATTAGAACACAGCAAAAAAGACATCCGAATTATATGTTTATTTCACCGTTGCATATGTTTGGTTTTCTGTATAACGATATGTCTTATGAAGATGGGCTTGAACTTTGTCTACATCAGCTTGCAGAATGCGATGAGATATGGGTAACAGGCGATAAATGGTACGATTCGACAGGCGTTATTAAGGAAATTGAGTGTGCAAACGCACATAAAATTGATATTTTGTTCGTCAAAAACGCAGAAGATAATCCGCACAAAGTTGACAACGATGAAGCATCTATGACAACAGCACCAGTTATACATAAATATGACAATGTATGCGAGAACACTAAAAGTGCATACATAAATGAGGACAATATTATTCGTACATATATAGCTCATAATGTTGTTGACCCTCCTGTAAGGAATTTTATGAATATATGTGGTGTACAGATTCATGCTAAATGTCCTTTCTGTAAACTTGTAAATGTAATTACGCTTAAGGATGGAGCTCCATCAAGAGTACCTTGTGATGGTTGCCATAATCTACTTGACTTTAGTCATCTTACATATGGCGATATTCTTAGAAAGTGAGGAATAATTATTATGATTTTAGCAGAAACAATTAACGGTATGGTGAGTGAGGACTACAAGGAAAGATTTATTGCAGAATATCAGCAGTTAGTAATCCGTTATAAGGGATTGAAGAAAATGCTTGATAATTGGGATAAGGGAGAACTATCTTTCGTTCCGACTTGTCCACGCAGTACATATGATTTGCAGATTAAAGCAATGAACGATTATAAGACTATACTTGAAGCAAGAGCAGCGATAGAAAATATTAATATAAGTTGAGGTGATTTATTGAAAGTAATTAAACGAGATGGCAGAGAAGTTGATTTTGATAAGAATAAAATCATTAAAGCTATTAGCAAGGCGAATGACGAAAGCAAAACTAATAATGAAAAGACTTTAAGTAAATCTGAAATACTTAATATTGCAAATGAAATAGAAAGAAAAATTAATCACAGCCAAAGGGCATATTCTGTTGAGGAGATTCAAGATTTAAACGAGGAATTTATTGATAATTTTGGTTGTTTTAAACTCGCCAAAAGGTATGCCATATATCGTTATAAAAGAGGCTTGGTTAGAAAAGGTAATTCAACGGACGATGCAATTTTATCATTACTCGACTTGAATAATGAAGAAATTAAACAGGAAAATTCAAATAAAAATCCTACTATTATTCCTACGCAACGAGATTATATGGCTGGCGAAGTTAGCAAGGATTTGACTGATAGAATTTTGTTACCGCAAGATATTGTAGAAGCAGATAAAGAGGGTATTATTCACTTCCACGACAAAGATTATTATGCTCAACATACATACAATTGCTGTTTATGTAATCTTGATGATATGTTACAGAATGGAACTGTAATTAGCGGAACTATGATTGAAAAACCACACAGCTTTTCAACAGCTTGTACTATTGCAACTCAGATAATCTCACAAGTGAGTTCCAATGAGTATGGGGGTCAGAGTATAACTTTAAGAGACCTCGCACCTTTTGTTGATGTTAGTAGGCAGAAAATAAAAGGTGAAATAGAACAGGAATGTCGGGACTATAGTATAGAATTAGACGAAAATGTAGTTAATGTCCTTGTCGAATCACGACTAAAAAAGGAAATTACAAAAGGTGTTCAGACGATACAGTATCAAGTTGAAACATTGATGACAACTAACGGTCAAGCACCGTTTATTACTGTTTTTATGTATCTCAATGAAGCAAGGAACGAGCAAGAAAAGAATGACCTTGCAATGATTATTGAGGAAGTTCTTAAGCAGAGGTATCAAGGCGTAAAGAATGAGAAAGGCGTATGGATTACACCTGCTTTTCCAAAGCTGATTTATGTACTTGAAGAAGATAATATTACTGAAAATAGTAAGTATTGGCATCTGACTAAGTTAGCAGCTAAATGTTCAGCAAAAAGACTTGTTCCAGATTATATTTCTGAAAAGGTGATGAAAGAATTAAAAGAGGGAAATTGTTTCCCTTCGATGGGTTAAACGGCTCATCTAAAACTCCGTGAACATAAATCAAAATGGTGTGCATTACACGAATAGGAACTGTAGGAAATGACAGTTAAGTAGTGTGCTAACAGGGGACTTTCGGGGTGAAACTTAGACTTGAACTATCCTGTGCCAAGACGCATATGCGTAAGGTCAAGAGACTATCGAAAGCATAACACAAAATAGTTTTGTGCGAGGAAGCGAGTAGAGTACATCTGAATAATGATACAGATGGAAGTGCGGAGTGAGCGAGTTAGCATAATAACTCCCAAAGATATAGTCCAGACTGTTGATACCGAACAGTCAGTGTAGAAGCTTTTTATCACCGTATAAAGACGAAAACGGAAACTATAAATTCTATGGTCGATTTAATAAAGGTGTTGTAACAATTAATCTTGTCGATGTAGCTTTATCATCGGGCAAAGATAATGATAAGTTCTGGAAAATTTTTGATGAAAGATTGGAACTTTGTCATAAAGCGTTACTTTGTAGATATGAAAGATTAAAAGGTACACTTTCAGATGTAGCACCTATAGTGTGGCAATACGGAGCATTAGCAAGACTTAAAAAAGGAGAAACCATTGATAAGTTGCTTGTTGGTGGATATTCTTCAATTTCGCTTGGTTATGCAGGGTTATATGAATGTGTCAAATATATGACAGGTAAATCTCATACTGATACCGAAGCAACACCGTTTGCACTTGAAATTATGAAATATATGAACAAGAAGTGTGATGAGTGGAACAGTCAGTTAAATTTAGGTTTTTCTTTATATGGTTCGCCTATAGAAAATACAACATATAAATTCGCAAAGTGTTTACAGAAAAGATTTGGAATTATAGAAGGTGTTACTGATAAAAACTATATAACAAATAGTTATCATATTAATGTTAGGGAAAATGTTAATGCTTTCGATAAACTTAAATTTGAATCGCAGTTTCAAAAATTAAGTTTAGGCGGTGCAATTAGTTATATAGAAACTTCTAATTTACAAAATAATATTGAAGCTGTTTTATCAGTTTTTAAATTTATTTATGACAATATTATGTATGCCGAATTAAACACAAAGTCTGATTATTGTCAAGAATGTGGATATGACGGAGAAATTAATATTGTTAAAAACAATGATGGTAAATTAATTTGGAAATGCCCAAATTGTGGTAACACAGATGAAAATAAGTTGAATATTGCAAGGAGAACTTGTGGGTTAGTTATAAGCCCACTTTAAACCGAATAAATTGCGGGGAAGTCCCCATAACCTTAATGGCTACAACATAGTTGGAAACGGCAAGTGTGAATGCGGTATAGGATTAAATCTGTCAGTCTGAAAGGATAGAAACCATAAAAACATTAAGCAAGGGATTACCGAGTGTGCAAGTCACTCTTACGCAACGAAACTCCTTAACAGGTAATGCTGATGGAGGACGCTCAACGACTATAATTTCGGGGATTTGTTTCTTTCTTATATAAAAAGTATAAAAAGAGAAAAGGAGAGTGTAGTAAATAATAAAAGAAATTAATGATTATACAGGGTATTTTATTTCCGATAATGGAGAAGCATTTTGCAATTTAGGAAAAGGAAATCGAAACAAAGGGAAAACCTTTTCTTTGTATAAGCTAAAACCACGCATGACAGCGAATGGGTACGCTCGCATTTGTGCCAGACAAAGTTCTACTGGCAAAAGAAAAGATTTATATATTCATCGACTTGTGGCGGAGAATTTTATTCCAAACCCTCATCATAAACGATATGTTAATCATAAAAACACTGTTCGTAACGACAACCGAGTAGAAAACCTCGAATGGTGTACAGCAAAAGAAAACACGGAATATACATTGAAAGTCAATCATATTGTAAGAAACCCTGATAACGGACAATATGTCAGTAATTATACATACAAAGCATAAATTAAGTTTAAGAAACAATGAGATTGTATAGTCTACTCCCCTAATAAATATCGGGAAACCGAGGGTATAGAAGGATATAGGAACAAACTTCTGGAATCAAGGAAGAACACAAGAAATCAAAGAAAGATATATTCACTTAGGTGGAAACGAATAACGAATAATGAATTATATCAAAATAACAAAAAATGATATAGCCAATGGGGTTGGTATTAGAACGGTATTATGGGTAAGTGGTTGCACTATGCGTTGTAAGGAATGTCATAATCAATCAACTTGGGATTTTAATGCAGGTCAGCCATTTACAAAAGATACGATGAATGAGTTGTTAAATTCACTAATTCCCGATTATGTTGCCGGTTTAACATTATCAGGTGGACACCCATTGGAAAAGCAAAACCAACAGCAGATAGCCAATATAGTAAAAACGGTTAAAGCTAAATATCCAACTAAAACTATTTGGTTATACACGGGTTATTTATATGAGAATATATTGAAAATGCCATTTGTGATAAGGAATATATTGCCTTATATAGATATTCTTGTTGACGGAAAATATGATTGCACCAAGCGAGACATCACGCTTGCTTGGTGTGGTTCGTCAAACCAAAGAGTTATAGATATTCAGAAAAGTTTAAAAGAAAATAAAGTGATTTTATTTAAAGAGGAGTGAAAAGTATAGAATTTTTAAAAAACCCCTTTAATTATACGGGTGCAAAATATAAATTACTACCTCAATTATTACCACTATTCCCTGACAGAATTGATAATTTTGTGGATTTATTCGGAGGGGGGGGAGAAGTATCATTAAATGTAAAGGCTAATTCAATAGTTTACAATGACAAATGTAAGCCGTTAGTAAATATTTTTGAAAATTTAGATAACGATTTCGTTGATGAGATTAAAGAAATTATTAATAAATATAAACTTGATAAATGGAATAAAGACGGCTTCTTAAAACTTCGTTCTGTGTATAACAACTCGTTGAAAGATAATTTAAACAGAGAAAATGCTGTTGCCTTGTATTGTTTGCTCGTACACGCATTTAATTATCAGATAGCTTTTAATAGCAAAGGTGAATATAATATGCCCTCTGGTGCAAGTAGGTCATATTTCTCTAAATCTTTGGAAACAAAATTAAATAAATACATAGATGAAATAGGTAAAAGAAATATCAAATTTTATAATGAGGACTTTCATAATTTATCATTTGATAATCAGGATTTTAAAAACACATTTTATTATTGCGACCCGCCTTATTTGATTACAGTAGGAGCGTATGAGAGAGATTATTTTTGTAAATGGTCTGAAAGTTATGAAAGAGAACTGCTAAATTTATTAGACATTCTTGATTATAAACAGGCTAAATTTGCTTTATCAAATGTCTTAGAACATAAAGGTAAAAGCAACGATATTTTAAAAGAATGGTCTAAAAAATATAATGTCCATTATTTAAATATAGATTATAAAAATTGTAATTATCAAACAAAAGATAAATCGGCAAATAGCAGTGTTGAAGTTTTAATTACGAATTATTAAGGAAATACAATAACATTTTTATGAAAGGTTGATGTAGTGCGTTATCAAGGCGGAAAGAGTAGAATTTCAAAACAAATTTCATATAAAATTAAGAAAGTGACAAATGCAGTATCAAGGTGGTAAATCAAGAATTGCAAAGAGAATAGCGAACATTATAGACTCGTGCTCAACGGGGGGGTGCTTCGTCAGCTTGTTTTGTGGGACTTGTTCAATAGAAAGCAAGTTATCGGTTAGCTTTGGCAAAATGATATTAAATGACAAACATAAGTATTTAATAGACTTGTTAGTAGGTGTACAGAACGGCTATGAATTACCAGAGTTTATTTCGGAAGAACAGTACAAATACATTCGCAAACACAAAGATGAAGATAACATCTTAACTGGTTTTGTTGGCTTTGGTTGCAGTTTTGGTGGCAAATGGTTTGGTGGATATGCAAGAAATAAAACTAATACAAATTATGCTTTGCAAAGCAAAAAGTCTTTGTTAAAAGATATGAGTACACTTCAAGCAACCTGTTTCACTTGTCAAGACTATAAAGATGTAAAACTTCCAGAAGGTTGTGTGATTTATGCTGACCCACCATACAATAATACAACAGGGTATGGCAACGAAAAATTTGATAGTAGTGAATTTTGGGAATATGCAAGGGAAGCAAGCAAGGAACATTTAATGTTTATTTCAGAACAAGAGGCACCAGATGATTTTGTTGTCATTTGGGAATGTCCTTTTACAAGAACTCTTGATAAAAATAAACAAAATCAATTTAAGGTAACCGAAAAATTATTTATACATAAAAATTGGCTTAAACAGTTAAATAATGATGAAATAAATTAGTAAGGGAATGATATTTAAAATATGATTATTGTAAATGATTTTCCAATATCAAAAGAAATCATAGAGGCATATTGCAATATGGCAATTGCGGTTAGAGATAACTTAAATGCGTTGCAACTTTGTTCAGAAAAATACAATGAGTTTAAATCAGAATTAGCTTCATATAATGGAAATCTTGATGATTTACTACATCAGATTACTTTAGACAGTACAACTGATAGTCAAAAAGTAAAATTAATAAACAAATTGTCCGAAGTAAAAGCAGAGCAGACAGCAGTGAAAGATTTTATAGAGGTATTTCTCCCTATAAAAGAATGGCTTTCAAAAAATTATTATATACTTGATGAACTTAAATCAGCAATTAATAAAACAATTAAAAACAAAGACAGACAAGTTAAAAGAAGATATGTCTATAGAATTAATATTGTCAAAGAAACGCTAAATAAGGAGGACTAAAAACTAATTGATACAATTAATTAATAATGATTGTTTAAATGAATTATCATTAATTAAAAGTGAGAGTGTTGACCTACTTGTAACAGACCCCCCCTATAAAACAACAGCGAGAGGTAATTCAGGTAACAGTGGTGGAATGTTACAGAAAGAGATAAACAGAAAAGGTAAAGTGTTTAATTATAATAATATTGATTGTGTTAAATATGCACCAGAATTTTATCGGATATTAAAAGACGGCAGTCATTGTTATGTTATGACAAATCATACAAACTTAATACATATGCTTAATAGTTTTACAGATTTAAGAACTATTGAAGAAAGAGAAAGAAAAGTTAAACCTTATGGCTTCCATTTCATTAAATGCCTTATTTGGAATAAAGGGAATAAGATAATGGGGCAGTATTATATGTCGCAATTTGAATATATTTTATTCTTTAGAAAAGGTAAGGGTGTAAAAATAAATAATTGCGGAACAAGTGATATTTTATCTATTCCTAATATAAAAACAAAAGACAATAATAACAGGAATTTACACGATACCGAAAAGCCTGTTGAACTAATGAAAATTCTTATAAACAATTCTTCTAAGGAAAATCAAACTGTTATTGACCCGTTTATGGGGATAGGTTCAGCAGGAATTGCAAGTAAAGAATTAAATCGCAACTTTATTGGTATAGAAATTGACAAAGATTATTACAACATTGCAAAAGAAAGAATAAACAATACTACATATAATGAGGTGATATAATTAGCAAAATCCAATTAATAAACAGAGAATGTATTGAGGCTATGAAACAAATTCCCGATAAGTCAATAGATATGATTTTATGTGACTTGCCCTATGGAACAACTCGAAACAAATGGGATATAGTAATTTCATTTGAATCATTGTGGAAAGAATATAAAAGAATCATAAAGGATAATGGATGTATTGCTTTATTTTGTGACGGATTATTTATGGCTGATTTAATGAAATCGAATACGAAAATGTGGAGATATAACCTTGTTTGGGATAAACAAAGAGGTAGTGATTTCCTTAATGCAAATGTAAAGCCTTTAAAATCTCACGAAGAAATAGCTATCTTTTATAAAAGAAACCTACATATAATAAACAAGTTTGGTATTCAACACCTTATAAGATGACTAAAAACGGAAGTTCGTCTAATAATTACGGTGATAGAGGTGTTGCTTATACTGAATCACTTGACGGGGCAAGAAACCCATTATCTATATTAAGTTATGCAAGGGACGGTAACAAACTTCACCCAACACCAAAGCCTGTAGCATTATGTGAATATTTAATTAGAACATACACCAACGAGGGTGATACAGTTCTTGATAATTGTATGGGTTCAGGAACAACAGGTGTAGCTTGTAAAAATCTTAATAGAAATTTCATTGGTATAGAAATTGATGAAAACTATTTTAATATAGCAAAAGAAAGAATTGGTGAATAGCATTATAAACCTTAGATTGGGGTGGTAACTATAAAAAGAATAATTAAGAAAAGTATGGCACAAGATACTGTGAATCTAAAATTCTTTAAGTGTAATGCTTGTAAATGTATTTTTGAAGCAACTATAGATGATTGCGATTGGGTTTGCCCAATTAATTCTACAACTACAGTTTTTATATCACTTTGCCCGTCTTGTGGGAAAGTATGTTACAAAGAAGAAATAAAGGAACAAACAACGAGAAAAAAAGAACTTGAAATAAACGAACTCAAGAAAAGGAATAAAGAAAAGGAAATAATTTGATAAAAATAGAAAATGAATGTGTGGATTGCCCTAAAGAAATAGGCTGTATTGGCGACCTATGCCCTTACAAAAATGTTACACGATATTATTGTGATTGCTGTGAGCAAGAGAGTGAACTATACAATTTTGATAGGGAAGAGTTGTGTGAGGATTGCGTAAGAGCAAGGCTTAAAGAGTGTTTTGATGATTATACACTTAAAGAACAGGCGGAAATATTAGGACTTGATTTGAGTAAAGTTTGAACATTAAATAAAATACAATTTAAAATAAAGGAGAATAATTAATGCTTTATTTAGCAGATTTAACTTTAAAATATGCAATAGATAAATGTTTAGCAAAACCCAATTATAGTGTGGCTATTGGAGTTCTTGAAAAGACAGATATTATAAGATGTTTTGATTTTTTAAACCAAAATATTAGTGAAAGAAGAAAGACGAAAAATATTCCCGATGTTTTTGTTATCAACAGACCTTCAGTTAAATTTGATAATATTCAAACACAAAATGAAATCATATTTAGTAATGGTAGTCGTATCAGTATTATTCTTCCGTCGGCAAGCAAAAGGTGTATTCGTTGTCATTTATTAATTATTGATAATAGAATTGACATTGATACACAGGGAAAATTAAGAACATTTGAAATAAGAGATTATAATAAAGAAAAAAGAACTTGAAGAAACATTTAACAAGGAAACAAAAGGAGAACAACTTATGAATATAGTACAGGTTAATTTTATTAATAGTATTACGCAGAAAAGATATACATATAAAGTTCCAAACGGTATTAGCCTTAACAAAGGTGATATTATTCGAGTGAGAAATAAAGACGGTAAAGAAGCTATTGCCGTTTGTGTAACCAATAGTGAAAATCTTTCTGATAATGCTGTTGATATGGTTATGGACGGTCTTGATGTATTGAGCAATGTTATAGGTGTGTATAACTTAGTTAAATTTCAGGAGAGGACTAATGAGTAATGGGCTTAAGAATGGGAGCGGTGAAATAGTCATTTTTAATGAAGATTGTTTCGTAACAATGAGTTCTATGAGACAATCTTCTATTGATATAATTTTGACAAGTCCATTTTATAACACAAATAAAAAAGCAGGTAATAACAGAACACTTGAAAACACAAAAGTTTTAGATGGTCAATACAATTATGTTAGATATGACACCCACATTGACAATATGACGAATGATGAATACTGTAAATTTACAGAAAAATTATTTAATGAATTTGACAAGATATTAAAAGATAATGGTGTGGTTTTATACAACATTAGTTATGGTTCTGAAAATACAGACTGTATGTTTAGGGCAATTAATTCTGTCATTATGAATACACCATTCACCATCGGAGATGTAATTGTGTGGAAGAAGAAAACTGCTTTACCAAATAGTTGCTCACCTAATAAACTTACGAGAATTTGGGAGTTTGTATTTGTTATTTGTAGAAAGATAGAAATTAAATCTTTCAAATGCAATAAGAAAATCACAAGTTATCGTAAGACTGGTCAGGCAGCATATGAGAATATCTACAACATAATTGAAGCAAGAAACAATGACGGAAGTTGTCCTTATAACAAGGCGACATATTCAAGTGAGTTATGTGAAAAGTTGTTGACATTATATGCTCCTGAAGGTGCAACGATTTATGACCCATTTTTAGGTAGTGGTACTACTGCTGTTGCTTGTAAGAGATTAGGACTTAATTGTTATGGCTCTGAAATCTCAAAGAATCAATGCGAATGGGCATTTAACAGATTAAAAGAGGTTACATATGATTCGGGTTCGACATAGAGGGCAATTATTAAAACATAATGAGCTTAACAAGATTCCGAATAATTACATATTAACAAAAATGCAAAAACAAACTAAATAACAAAAGAACAAAAAAGATTAGATGGTCTATGTGATTATTTTATGCGGCGTTATCTTTAATAATTGTTTTTATTGGTTCGTACATAATATTTAGATAAAAAAATAATACAATGAAATATAACAAAGAAGAATGATAAATTATTAAGAAAAACAAGGAGAGTTAAGATA